TCAGCAAATAAAAATTTTTCTTTATCTCCAACTGTTCCATAATCATAGATCATTAAATCATTTTTGCTGCCCATACCAGAAAACACTTTATCATATAAGCGCTTATACCTAGTAGAATCTTCTGCTCTGTTTTCACCAATTTTTAAAGTATGATCATTATTCAATAAAAAAGCTATGCCTTTAGCGCCTTGACCAAGAACTTTAATTATGCTCCACTTTTTTAATGCTGGTATTTGAGACAGATTTTTCTTTACGATTTCAAAAGGGATATTATCAAAAAAATGAGTTCTATCTATAAAAGAAAGATTTGACATGAAATTATGTTGTTCATCGCTAAATGTTTCTTCTGTTAAATTTTCTTTTTTTCCAACATGATTTATCTTAGCCTTATTATCAAATATTTCTTGATATTTTCTAATCTTTTCTTCATCATCGTCCCACATCTCTATCTTCTTAATACTAGGGTATTTACTTAGTACTTTCTTTATTTCTGCTACCTTAAAGTCTACAGTATCGCCACCGAAACTGTTAAGACCAACTTGTTTGAAGTTTAAATTTTGCTGTGAAAGTAGCTGTTCTATTCTATCTCTAAAAAATTTATCAACTCTTCCAGTTAACAAGATGGTATAGCTATGGTTAGATGCCAGCTCTTTCTTTGCTGCTGCTACTACATCTAAATTCCAAAACTCTGTTCCTGGTACTTCTGGAACAACCGGAGGAGCCAATGAGTCTTTTTTAATATGCCAATTACCAGAATAGCCTTTTGGAGGTTCTGGGCTCTTAAACAAAGTATGATCAAAATCAAATACTGATAATTTAGTAGGTTTTAAACTGCTAGTTTTTAACTTAATTTTTAGCACTACATGCCTCCCCTATTCTTATTATCAAAGGCTTTTTAACTGTTTCTGCTTCCATAATAGAAGGTCCAAAAGACTCTCCCGGGGCTATAGTTGCGCCACCAACTCTTTTACTGCGTTTTTGGTAAACTTTAGCAACACCACCAGTTCTATCACCATCAAATGGGAATTTCTTTGTTACTTTACTTTTCTTATATGGGGTCTTTTTGGACTTCTTTTTCTCTTCCTTGCGTTTCTCTCTTATTTGTTTTATTTTTTCTATATAACCTTTAGTCGCACCAACCAAATTTTGTGCCATATCTATTTCTTTTAGGTACTCAGCCTCTAACTCTGGTTCTGTCTTATTCCACTTAGTTTGTTGTTTTAAAGCCCAAGCCCTATCGATTTTATTAGGGTATTCTCTTTCATTACGACGAGCACGGTTTTTTGCACGTCTCTGCCAGTAACGGCTTAGTTTGGCTTCTGTTATGATCTCTGACATTATATGATACCCTCTTTACTTAATCTATTCTTTAAATCTTTAAAAACCTTTAGATTCTCAGGTGTTTTTAAAGTTGGCCATCTACTCAAACAATACTCATACGCAGCGTATTTTAAAAGTCTTGTAATAGAATATGTTTTCTTTGCTAGTTGTTCATCCTCCCCATTTTTATCAAAATGAGCGCCTATTTTATTCTTTAAAGATTTTAAAACTTCTTGATCTACTGCTTGTTCAAATGACATTCCTTTATTTACAAGCACTCTCACTTGTGATGAGAAAGAAGCTAATTCTTCTGCATCAAACTTATACTCAGCAAATGATTTTATTGATTTTGGTATATTAACATATGGCACTTCATATTGTTTTGCTTTAGTGATGGTATTTACATTTGTTTCATTCTTAAAATCTTCAACAAAGTGATTTAACTCGTGTAAATACATTTTTTTGATTTCATAATACAATTCTGTATAAGATGTGCTTGGATCTTCACCATTAATAACAATATTTTCAAGCTTTTTCTTATTAAAATTTAATTCTACGCCAATATCACCTCTATCAAAAACAAATTTATTTTTGAAAGAGCGCACTTCATTAGGTCCATTTTCTGTTATATAGAATGCAGTTGCATGATCAAAAACAGGGCCAGTATTTTTTTCAATAAAAAATAGATAACTCTTATGTTTTCTGAACTCTTCTAAAAGCTTAACCCTATTCAAAAAAACATCTTTATTTTTTGTTGTTAACGATGCTCTGTTTTTTAATCTAGTAAACGCTATATCTGTAAATTTGTTATTGTCAAAAGGAACTTTTATTATTTTTCCTATACCTGTATAACTATTGGAAATATATTTAATAGTTACTTTAGCAAAAGCAGAAGCAACCTCATCTTGCCAAGCATTTGTGCTTCTACCTTCTGTTAGTAATATTTTTATCATAATTTAGCTTGTTTCAATTTTGAATAATATTGTGGATCTTCTGTTAAGTGGTCTCTTACAATTTCTTTTGCTATGTTTTTGTCTGTCGTATGTTCTAATTCTACTTTAATGCCAATTGCTACTTCGTGTGGGTCGAAAGAAGATAATTTTTTATCGTCTCCTAAACCACCTGGTAATAAGTCTTCATTCTTCTTAGATTTTATTTTGATCCTCATTTGATCAATCTCCAAGAAGACCAGCTAGATAGCGCATACGATCAAATGTAACATCTCTAATTGCTACTTCTTTATTTTCTTTTAAAGCAGCTGCTGCTACTTCTGGATCTGCCTTGGAATAACGTCCCACGCCATTTTCAAGCTTGTATTGTAAGTCTTTAATATTTTTAGAAAATGGAGCTTTTCCGGGATGTTGTACTTTCACAACTGGGATATTATTTTTATCTACATAGAAGCCTAATATTTTAACATGTTGTGTTTGACCCTTCATACCAGTATATTTTAATATGTCACCAGGATTTACAACTGTACCATCTGGTAAGGTTCTCATTTCTTGTGTAATTTCTGGTTTTACTGGTTTATCAACTGGTGGTGTTTCAGCAGCAGTTGGCTCTTGTGCTGGTTCTGGTACAGCGTTTGCTGGTATTTCTGGAGCTGGAGGTACGATCACTTCTTCTCCTGTACCTTTTTTGTCTATAACGCTTCTTTTAGAAGGTGTTTGTGCTGGGCTTCCTTTGACTATTAGATATTTTGTGAATAAATCACCAACAAATTCTGGTTCTGGAGATCCAGCAACAACTGTTTTTATTGCAGATTCATTATTAAACAAATTTTCAAAATTAATGTCCTTTAGCCAAGCTTTTATTGATTGTTTTAACTTTGGAGTTATGTCTTCGCTATCTTCTATTGCGCCAATAATTTGCTCTTTTGCTTTTTTAGACTGTTGCAGGTTAACAGGCTTCTTCTCGCCAACATCTTTTTTAAGGTCTGCTAAAATTTGTTGTAAATCCGCTCCACGTGAAATTTCTGCAATTGCTTTAATAAACTTTGCTTGTTGTTCTGGAAATCCAGCAATACTTGTTTTCAGTTCAAACATATCAGAAGAACTTGCTATATCCTCTAATGCTCCGCTTTTATCTACTTTATTACCAGCAGCAGAATTGATAAGCTCAGTTGCTACTTGTTTACCAATTTTTAAATCATCCTGTTCCTTAGTATTTACATTAGCAGGAATTTCTTGTGGTTTAATGTCTTTATTTATAATTTTAGTAACAATTTTTGGAGTTGTCTTGACACCAACTTTAGCTGGCGCAGCAACAACTGCTGGTTTTTCATCAGCAACCGCATCAACTGGATTTGTTACCGGTTTAGCACCAACTTTTTTAGCAACATCTGCAACTGCTTTAGCAGTAGCTGCAACTTTCTCTGGTTGCGCTGGAGGAACAACAACTGCCTTAGCCGCTGGAGAATTTACGACTTTGGCTGGCACTTCGGCAGCTTGAAGATCGTTTTTAATGCTGTCGATTTTTGCAGGAATTTGCTGAGCCTTTTCTTTAGTCTCTGGAGGAGACGCTAAAGCAACAGATTCTGGTTCAACATCAGTGTCAAATTCTTCTGGTTCTGGAACTGGTGTAGCAACCGGTTCAGGAGCCTTAACAGGCTGCGTAGCTTTAACTGGAGCAGCAGGAACAGGTTTAGAACTTACTGGCACAGATACAGCAGGCTTATCAGTTACTGGTTTAGGAGCTTTGGCTGGTTGTGCAGCTGCTTTGCTGCCAAAGTTCTTTGGGAAGTTCAATCCGAGTGCTTTCCTACTATTCCAGTCAATAACGATATTAGCAATATTTTTTAATTGTTCATCTGTAACGCCTGGGATATTATTTAATATGAAATCAGTAAGCTTAACGACTTCTTGCTCTTGCGCTTCAGTAATAACAAAGTTTTTGAGGCTTTTAGCACCCATTAAAGAAGTATGGCTTTGATCCCATCCGCCATTCTTTTTAGTTAAACCACCTCCAAGGAAGTTTATAATGCTTTGCGCTTCTTGATCAGTAAGACCAGCACCATCAACTAATTTTGATTTTAAATCTTCAGCAATATCATTGAATTTATCAACTTCAACATCAGAAGGAATTGGATTGGTGGAAGGACTAGAATCTGGAGCTTTTTTCTTTGGAACCTCTTGTGATGGTGCTGCGGTATGAGGTATTTGACTTACAGTTGAAGTTGTGGGTGCTGCCGGAGAACTTTGTTTGGCACCACCCCTTACACTTTTTTTATTTGTTCAAGAGCTTTTCTTAGTTCATCACCAAGGCCCATATTGTCTGCCTCGGCTTGATGTTTAGCTAAATTACCTTCTGCTTGAGCAATTACTTGGTTTAGCTTTGCAGTAGCTGCTTGTACTGCTGCTAATTCGTCTTTGATTGCACCAGCAACTATTTTACGCTTACCAGCATATTTGACATCGCCAGCGTATCTTGCAACATCGGCGCCAACTTTAGAGGCAGCACCTGCGATACCTCTTCCCATATCTTTAACTATACCTTCTTCTACCTCTTCTTCTTGAATTGCACGGTTAAATTCTTCTTTTACTAGTTGTTGTAGCAAGTTTTTATCGATTTTCATATTATTTTTCCTTTTATAAAATTACTTTGTAAGTTTGTTTATTACAAAGCATAAATATAGTTTTTTGTATTCAATTTTACCATACAAATAAGTAGTTTTATAAAAAAGAAACGGGAGACAAGTTTCCCTGTCTCCCGCGATATTACTAAATTAATATAAAGTATTAATTAACTTGAATATTTACAGTCTTTACTTCTGGTGTAATTCTAGGAACTACTACAGTTAATAGGCCGTCCTTCAGGCTAGCTGTAATTTCTTCTTCTGCCGCATCTTCTGCAAGCGTCCAAGAAAAGCTTGAGGTTTCTTTTGTGAAACGTGTTGAAACCTTACAAGTACCAGTTACCCTTAGAACATGGTTTTCAACCTTTACGACCAAGTCTTCCTTGGCGACACCAAGCATAGGAACTACCACTTTATATGAATCTGTAGCAATTGTTTCCTCTGCTGCTGGTGCCTTTGTTGTACCAGCGTTGAAGACGCTTCTGTTTTGGAAAACCTTAAGCAAGGTATCTAATTCTCTGTCTAGTTCTGTATAACCCATGTGTATTTCTCCTTTTTTTTAAAAATGCGTCATTTTGACGCTGAAATATATTATATATTCGACTTTACAACTGTCAAGGTCAATTCATAGAAAAACTAATATTATGTTTATTTATTAGATCGTCTGCTCTTGCCTGAGTCGCTTTGTAATAAGCATTCATTACGGTTAACTCGTCTTTTTCAAATAATACGTCTTTAATATTATTTTTAGTAGCTACTGCAATTTCTTCTTCTGTTGGATTGCTGATTTTATCCTCTAGAAAGTCCTTATAAGAAGTAAAAAGTAAGTAGGCTTCCATAAAGTCTGGGATCTCGCTGTTTTCCCACTTATCTATATCTTTTTCTATCATTCTATTTTTAAGTTCGGCTGAGATAACCAAATAGTAGTGGTTAACCATTTTAACCACTTCCATATATTTTTCAAATGGCATTGTAAAGAATTCTATCTTTTGATTCCTCTTAGTCGCCATTCTTAACCTTTTCACCTTCACCCCAAAAATTAGGGTTTTTTCTCTCATCAATAACTAATTCTACAACCGCTACATTGATACCGTTTTTATTAACAAAGTTAATTCTTTTGCTGTGAAGTTCTAAGTTACCGTATTTATTACTCTTTTTATTTTTAATAGTATTTAGATAGTTAACGCATCCCTTTAAGACTAAATTCATGTCACATTTAGCATTTTTATATCTTTCAAAGTCTGCATTGATGTAAGCTCCGACTACCCATTTCTTAGTTCCAAACCATTCTATATTGTATAGATTGTGCATATATTTACCAGATTTTAATTCTGGTGTTGGATCGTATGCGTTAGAAGGTATTTCTAATAGCGTACATTCAACAAAATCTAGATTTATAGGTTCAGTCGGTACTTCGCTAGTTACCGTTATTTCTTTTATTTGTTGTGGGACAACTGTAAAACTAGGGCTTATTACCGGAGCTGATACAGCTGCAAACGGATCAGGTTTTATAGCATTTTTTGGTGGTCTTCCAAGGCGCTTACCATTTTTACTTAGTCTTACGGACATTTTTAACTCCGTTTACCTTATCACAAATGAACTCTTTGTCTCCAAGAACAACGATTGTATTGCTTAACTGACCTCCTGCAACTGATATTGTGGAAAATGTTACTTTTTCATGAAAAACACTCTTATCTAGAACCCCTTTACTATGCAAAACTGCCATTTGCAAGTTATCTCGAACTGCAACGATAGAGTCGCTATTGATAAAGGTTTCACATACAGTATATTGATTACCATCGTTTATCACTTCTACAAAGTCTATTAACATATATTCTCCTATTTTAGTATTTATAATTTACATCTTCGTGCTTTACATAACATGTTTTTTCTTCAAAAAACACCTTCATGAACAAATCAGAGCCATCATAAAGATCTTCAAGGTAAACAGCGGTTACAGGCTCTTTTGTTTCAAGGAAGAATAAGATTTGTTGTTGTTCCACTTTATAGAGTAGAGTACATTGTGGTATATACACCAAATCTCCAATTTTTAATTTATTCCTGTCCATCATTCTCCTTATCGTAGTTGTTCAGAGCTTCACAGACACTATAGCAATCTTGGAGCGTCATGTCAATGGCCCCCATTTTTTTTCTTATTGCGTCGATGGCTGCGCTCATTTCTTCCTTTTCGGTCCACTTTATGTTTTCTATACTTTGGACTAAGGATTCCATTTCTTCTTTTTTTAAAATAACTGCATATTTAATCATTTGCGTAACTTGCTCTATTGGCAGAGTTAACGTTATTTTTGTATTCATAAACGTCTCCAAAAATAAAAGATGGCTAATTTAGCCATCTTTCATCTTAACACCATTGTTTTTTGTTGTAAACTAGCCTATAAATTTAAATATTGAGTTCATTAGGCCTGCTATAGCAGCAGCCGATATAGCCCATATTAATTTATTATAGCTTTCTTGTGTATTTTTTAAAAGAGTCAAAGTTTCTTTTAAATGCTCAGGGATAGATTGTTCAATAACTGTAATACGATCTCTTTGCGAGCTAACAGAGGATTTAATCATTTCTACCGTCTCTTCTAAAGATTCTATGGAATCATATATTTGATCCATTTTAACAACTATTGTTTGTGAATTACCCTTTAAATCACTTAAAATATTATATAAATCTTTTATGTTTTCATCACCCAACTGCGCCATATAAATATTTCTCCATAAAATATCTATATAATTAGTTTTATGTATCTATAATGGCATAAGAAGTCGTAAGTAATATTGAAGCCGCTGACACTGCGTTCTGTAGAGAGGTTCTTGTAACTTTAGCGGGATCAATAATACCGGCTTTACTTAAGTCTACGTACTCACCAGTCCAGAAATTTCTACCATGCCAGAAATCATTCTTATCAGATAGTAAATATTCCATAACAACGTCTTGTTTATCACCTGAATTTTCAGAAAGCTTCCGAACAGGTTCTTCACAAGCTTTTTTTATAATAACAACTCCTAAGCGCTGATCGTCATTTTCTGTTATAACATCTTTTTCAAGATTTCTAGACAATTTAAGTAATGCAGTACCGCCACCTGGAAGTATTCCCTCCAGCTGTGCGCTTTTAACGGCTTCTAGAGCGTCTTCTATGCGATGTTTACGTTCTATCATCTCAATCTCAGTAGTACCACCAACTTTTATAACAGCAACGCCACTAGCAAGCCTTACGATACGTTCCTGAATCTTTTCACATTCGTCAATGTCACTTGTTTGCGCTATTTCATTTTTTAGTTTTTCTATGTGTTTTTCTACTAATTCATAGTCTCCCTTGCCACCAAGCACAGTAGACCAGCTTTTTGTTGATTCTATTGTTTTAGCAGTTCCAAGATCCACTAATTTAGTCTCTCTTACAATATCACCATTCTCGCGACTTATGAATCTAGCACCAGTTGCCAATGCTAGATCTTTCATAATATTCTTTCTTTCTTCACCATATTTAGGAGCTTTTATTGCTCCAATCTTCATTGTTCCACGAACAGAATTCAATATTAAAGCAGCCAACGCTTGACCTTCAAGATTGTCAGAAATAATAACAAAAGGCTTTTTCTCTCTTGCTACAATTTCCAATACTGGCATTAGGTCGTCTAAAGAATCTATATTATGATCAGTTACAAGGACTAGAGGGTTATCAAAACGCATAACTGATCTTTGTTCATCCGTTATAAACTGAGCGGATAGAAAACCAGATGGTAGCTGAAAACCTTCTACAACATCTAACGATGTATCTACGCTTTTGCCTACTTCTACAGTGATTGCTCCATCCTTACCAACTTTGTCAACTGCGTCAGCAATAAGCTTGCCTATTTTTTTATCTCCGTTGGCAGATACGGTTGCAATGTGCTCAATATCTTCAAGATTACTAACTGATTTAGCGTGTTCTTCTATACCTCTTACTATATTTGCTACAGCTAAGTCCATACCGCGCTTTAGATCAACCGGCGAAGCACCAGCAACAATGTATTTTTGTGCAGCTTGCATAACTGCTCTTGCCAGTACAGTAGCAGTAGTAGTACCATCCCCTGCGTCTTGGGCAGTTGCGGCAGATGCTTGTTTGAGTATTTGTGCACCAACATTTTCAAAAGCGTCTTGTAGCTCAAAGAAGTTAGCGATCGTGACACCATCTTTAGTTATAATAGGATTTTTACCCTTCTGATGAAGAATAACATTTTTTCCTTTTGGACCAAGAGTTGAGCTTACAGCATCTGCTAGTTTATTAACACCAGCCAATATTTTAACATTTAATGAAAATCCATTATCTAATACTTTCAAAGTATACCTAACCTTTCACTCTATCGAGTTTTTATTTTATGATCGTCTTTTTTAGATGATAACACGTCTGAATGGAACTTTAACCCATGAATTGTGAATGGCGACATTCCAGGAATATCAATAATAATCTTTGCCCCATCTAAATAAACTATATTGTTTTTGTTGACGCCATTTTGTCTAATTGCTTCTATGTCGGGTATTTCATTACCCTTTTCTTCTAAACGTATGCCATCAACATCAGAAATTAGAACTAATAACCTATCATATTCTTGTCTTTCTTCTTTACTACCTAAAGAAGCTTCATTAACCATTTCTACTATTTCTGACAGCTTCTTATTTCTTAGATTTGAAACGAAAACATTTCTTAGCTTTTCATAGGTTTCTTCCATGGCCTCTTTATAAAGGTCTTTTTTAGATTTCTTTGCTTTTACCATCCAAGCTGGCGCTTCCAAATCTTCTTTATTAGGATTATATGAACGTCCTAGTTTTTTAGCAAATAACTGTCTACAAACCAGCCACCATGGTTTACCAGATGGGTTTCTAACTAAGTTATCGTCTTTTTCATCGCCGTAGCCAAGATTTCTATTATAGTTGAATCTTAATTCTCTACCCTCTTCAGTAACGAGTTTTATAGAAAGGCCATACTTTTCACCAGTCTTATTCGTCAAAATAAGATCGGCTTTAGAGTTCTTGCTACCAACTGGTTCAGCATCTATTATTTTACCAAGCTTTTGCTGAATCATATCTTTACCACGAATGGCAACATCTAGCTCTTCGCTAAACTCTTGTTTCAGCTTGCTCTTGATTTCTTCTAGGCTGGCTTCTGAGGGTAGATCTAGACGATTTCTAAGCTCATCTGTAACCTTACCAGTTAAAAACAACGCAACAATATGTTCTAGTGCTAAGCCGCCTCTAGAACCGCTATCATATTTGTAAACAACATAAACTCTTCCAGAACCATCTTTTGCTGATACTTCTGAGGTTTCTATAGAGGAATCAAATTTCTTTATAAGACGGTCTTCAACATTAAGACCTGCCGCTTTCATAACAGAACGAACTTTTTTCCTTGCTGCGTTAATAGTTTCTTTATCTTCAACCCTTACTACTATTGCCATATCGCTTTTATTAGATGAAGTGAAAGAATCAATAAAAGAAGATTTCTTTAAGACTCCTAGCTTTTTCTTAACTAATTTCTCAAGGCTAGATTGCTTTTCAAGTTCTTCAAAAAGATCTTGTATATTATTTTTAATATATTCAGTTATTAACTCTTTCATATGTTTAGATTACCTCGTCAGCAATTCCATATTTAACTGCTTCTTCGGCAGATAAATAGATATTGACGTGTTTCTGTAGTAGCTTGTCTATGGTCGTTTTAGTAAGTTTTGTTTCTTCGATAAGAGCTTTGATATAGCGCTCTTGAGTCCAACGAATTTCACTCATTTCGTTTTCTAAATCGTGTAGTGGGCCTTGGTTACCGCCCAAAACAGAGTGAATCATAACTCGACAATTCTTTCCAATTTTTCTTTTGCCTCTTGTGCCTGCCGCAAGCAACAATACGCCAGCACTCATTACCTTGCCAACGCCAATAGTCGTAATATCACAGTCTTTCTTTACCAAGCGCATTACATCATAAATCGCAAACATATCTGAAGCAGATCCACCGTGCGTAGATAGATATAATTCGAAAGGGCTATGAGTTTTTGATTTGTTCTTACTTGGTTTATCATCTGCATTTTCTGATTTTCCAAGGTGCTTAAGCGCCAGCATTGAATAAATTATTTCACTTGCTTTCTCTTCGTTTACATCACCAATAAGACCTATTGTTCTCATTGGAGGTGTTTCTTCGGCGGACGGTAATAAAATTAATTTAGGGCTAGATTCTTGCTCTTCCGCTTTTTCAACAGGCTTCTTTGGACTTGGCATGTGTTTTCCTTTTCTTTCTTGTTTTACAAGAACGCTGAATATACACTTCTTTACCAGCTCTATACTTATATTCTACTATCTTTACTGGACAAACTTTAGCCCAATGCTCCCATTCTCTTTCACTTTTAAATGATTTTATTAAAATTTTTACTTCTGAATTTTGCTTTAAATTCCAGCCAAAACAAAACTCTTCCCACTCTTTAAATAGTCTGGAAAACTCTGTTTTTTCACCATGTTTAATATTATTAACTTGTATTTTGTATTTTAAAGAATCGCTTGTTTCATCTTTCCAAGCCACGCATTCCATATTCATCTCTTCTCCGATTCAATACTTTTTAATTATTGGTCGTCCGTCTTCCCATTCGATATCAAATTCTTTATTGAGGTATTTTTTAATGTTTTCAATATAGTGAAACAGAATTTTTTCGTCTTTCGTGGTTTCTAAGGCTTTTTTGTAAATAGCATTAGCAACGAAAACGCGTTCTGCAAATATTATATTTTCTTCTGTCCTTAGAGCTTCGCTAATGACTTTTTTAAATTCTAAATTTGCTTTACTCATGTAAAAGAAACTCCAATCAATAAAAAAACCCACCCGTATACGCATTGCTTTTGCAAGAGGCGGGGTGGGTCTATTTATTACTGTAGCACGATCTTTATTCTTCTACAACCTCTTTCAATAAGCTGGACACAGAATCTTCTGGAAGATAACGCATAAAAGCTTCTAGCGCAATCTTAGGAATTTTCTTCTCGTCCAACGCCTCAAGAAAATCTATAATAGCTTCTTTTGACACATTATCTGTATCTGTTTCATATGACGCAGCGTATGACTCTATAAGAGTCTCAAGACCGTCTTTTTTTTCTCTGATAACGGCAACTTCTTCTGCAATAATTTCTTTCAGCTTTCCTTTGGTAATTTTCATTTTTATTTTCCTTGTATCCTAAAACACCGGCACACCTTTTAGGTTATGCCGGTGTTAAAGAGTAGCTGATTTTATTTATTTAGTCTTGTTGCCGCCCTTACCAGTTACAGCACTTGTCTTTTTATGAGTAGTAGTGTGCTCGCCCTTAGCAGGAACAGTAGTCATTTTGTGGCCACCTTTTGAATTACTGGTGCCTTCTTTCCATTCTTGGTCTGCTTGTTTAGCAACACCAAATTCTTTACCACCTGGGCCGTGTCCTTTTGCAACACCATTGCTTGCGGCATTAGAATTTGAAGATTTAGGAGCTTTTGCATTAGCTTCTTTAACAATTTCTTCTTTTACGTCTTCTTTCTTACCATCTTTCTTTTCGTCTTTCTTATCGCCTTTTTTCTTAAGCCAAGGAGGTAAGTTACCTTTTTTCTTCATTTTATCTTTAGCCGCTTTCTTTTTCTTAGCTTCTTCAATAATTCTTGATAGAACCTTTTGAGTAATATCTTCAACTAGCTTTTTCTTTGATTCTTGTAGCTCTTCTTTAGACTCTTCCTCTTCAGATTCGCCTTCTTCTGATTCACCAGTTTCTTCACCACCCTCTTCTGATTCTTCAGATTCTTCGCCGGACTCAGCTTCTGGGGCTTCCGTTTCTTCTCCGCCCTCTTCGCCAGTTTCTTCATCTTGTCCGCCATCAATTTCAATATCTACACCAAGTAGATCAGCTAGTTTTGAAACGATTTCTTGGAATGCGGATTCTTTATCACCACCTTCCATGCCGCTTTCTTCGCCTTCTCCTTCGTCACCAAGGCCTCCAAGGTCCATTACTTCATCGCCGCCTTCTGGTGGCATTGGTGGACCTGCTGGCGCAGGAGTAGCAGGTGCTCCCATACCTGTTGGCAAAGCGTCAGCTTCTGCCATTGGAGCAGCTGGAGTTTGTCCCATTCCTGGGCGCATGTCTTGTGGTGGGAGTTCATCAGTTAAACCTAACATTTCATTTACTGTCTTTTTACCAATAACATCAATATTGGCAAGGGCTTGCCAGCGACGCATTTCTGTCTCTGTTAAAAGCTGTTTCTTATCATTGCTCATTTTTATCTCCTAGGGATTTTGTTACAAAAATTAAAATAAATAGTAGCGGTTTTTTCAAAACGGCCACTTATATTATATATAGTTATCTTCTTTTAAATAAGACTTTATTTTAGAAAGAGCTTCATCTTCAATTTGTTTAACTCTAACGAAACTACACCCTAATTTTTCAGCAACCTGCCTTAGAGTCATAGGGCCGTTATTCGCAACAGCTACCCTTACACAGTTTAAATCATTTTCAGCATTAATCCAGTTTCGGCACTCTTGATTGGGACAGGATTCGTCAAGCTCAACACAAGCTTCAACGCATGTTTTAAAACTATACGCGCTCATTTTTACTTTCCTCTAGAATTTCGATTTCATCGAATAAACCGCTAATTTCTTCATCATTAAGACCCATATATTCCTCACTTTGCTCTAATTTCTTCTTATTATCTTTTTCTAACTTCTTAAGTTGTTTCTTCGCCTCAAGAGTTTGTTTTGATAAAGGGTTAACAGCTTTTTTTCTTAAAAACTTCATTAAACTTTTATCTTCTTTCATTACGCCAGCAATAACTGCCTTAAAAAGCGTACTTTTACCAATATTTTCTTCTTTTAGTTTTTGAATAAATTCAGCATAATAATCTAAATATACATAAATTGCAATTCTAGCAATATTCCTTTTAGAACTTTTCTTTGTTAAGGTTGTCGTACTTAAATCATCGGACATTGTATTAATTCCTTGCTAGAATATGAGTGTGGCTTTCTGCCTGACCAGCTGAAGTCTGCTTCACAAATACAGCCTTTTGTTGTAATTCTTTTATGGTTCTAGCACCAGTATATGATAAACCGCTTTGTACACCTCCAACTAAGTCATCAAAAACGTTCTTTAAAGGGCCTTTGGCAGGCACTGTTGTAGAGATACCCTCTGGAGAAGAGGAATTGCCACGCCAACTGTTTTGTGCTTCTCTAGAGGCCATGCCTCTATAGACTTTTCTCTTAGACCCGTTAACTTCTACAAGCTCACCGGGAGCTTCGTCTGTTCCGGCGAAAAGAGAACCTGCCATGACGAAATCAGCACCAGCAGCTAATGCTTTGACTATATCACCGCTATTCTTGATACCACCATCAGCAATAAGTTTAGCTGTTTTTGCTATTGCTGCGCAGTCCATTATAGATGTAATACTTGGTATACCGTGGCCAGTTTGGATTCTAGTGCTGCAAATTGCCCCAGTCCCAACATTAACCCTTATGCTATCGGCTCCCCAACTCTCTAAATCTGAGAACGCTTCTGCTGTTGCAACATTCCCTGCCATAATATGAATAGACGGACCATAGTGGTCCCTAAGCGTCATAATTGCTTCTTTAACCATTATATGATGACCATGTGCAACATCTATACAGATAAAGTCTACGTTGTTTTTTATTAACTCATGAGCTCGCTCAAGAAAGTCACCAGACGCGCCTATCGCTGCACCAACATATTGCGTTGAATTAAGCTTTAAAAGTCTTATAACTGTAGCCTGTTGTTCAACAGTACTGTACCTGTGTATAACAGCAACACCTCCAAGTCTGCTAATTTCTTCGGCTAACTCTTGCCCAGAGACAGTATCCATTGGACTAGCCATAAAAGGAGTTTTAAGCTTAATTTTATCGCTTAAATGGCTTTCTAGTGAGCATTCTTTTCTTGTCCTAATATCTGAATATTGTGGTTCCAATAAAACGTCATCGTATGAAAGTGTTTCTTTAAGATTGTTCAATGGCTACCTCTTGTTTCTCTGTTTTTTGAAAACACTCTGGGCATTTTAGGTCAACAACACTCTTTTCAGAATAAACTTTGACCATCCATGTTAACGCCATTTCTTTGTTCTTCTTATCAAATGCCTTATGACATTCTGAGCATTCTGTTGGCATATCGAGCATTAATGAGACCGCTTTAAATGCATCTTTGCCCATTTTACTTTGTAACGTTCTACGCTGTTTTCTATTCATATTAGACGCCTGTGCTTCCAAACCCGCCAGAAGCACGAGCAGTTTCAGTTAATTCTGATAAATCTTCAAAGAAGAAGAGCTTTGCTTTATTAACTGGTGTAAACACAAATTGCGCAATTCTTTCTCCTGGCGATATTTTGACAATTTCATTACTAGTATTTAGTAAAATAACTCCACACTCTCCACGGTAGTCAGAATCTATTGTACCGGGGCTGTTTGCTACAATTAAACCCTTTTTTAACGCCAAACCAGAACGTGATCTTACTTGGCATTCTAAATTAGCACTTCCTAAATCCATATAAATACCTGTATTAATTAATTTTCTTTCACTGGGTCCAAGTAAAACATCTTCTGCAATATCTGCTTTAACATCTACGCCAGCTGAACCGGCTGTGGCATAAAAAGGTCTATCAGTTTTCTGATTAAGAAATTGTGGCTTAAAAACAATTTTTACTCCAGTATCCTTTTGAAGGAATCTGTGGTCCATCCATGCATAATCCATTATTATTCTCCTTAGTGTAGTTTTTCTGCTTGTGACTTCATTTGCCTTGCCAGGTTTTCTAACTTATTTGCTCCATCTATTAGAGCCTTTCTAGCGTTTAAAGAATGCACTTCTTCTTGTGCCGCTTCGCTTATCTTAATCTCCTTGCTACCGCTTTTTAAGACAACAAAGCTTTTAGAATAAATAAGGTGGTTGTCGCCAACCTTTATATCATCGTGTAGTAGTTTCCAATCCACTTTAATCTCCTCTTTACTTTCTATAAAGATTCTACTTGTTTTTTTATTCGATGTCAAGAGAGAAGTTTAAAATTGTTCTTTATACTTCTGGTAGAAAAGCCCCAATCATCTTTTTGAAGCTTTGACATATATGGTTTATTCATCCATATTTTATCTTTTGCTGGATTAACACCCCAGCATTTTATTTCTGTTATTTTACTCGTACTATCAGTAACAGATAATACCCAATAATCTTTTCCATTCTTTGTTTTCTTCTCTTCCAACTTTCTAGGAATAAACCAAACAATATCTCCAAGTTCTGGGTCGTGCAAAGCAATCGGCATTATATACTTTTCTTCCAATCTTTTCAGCGTGGAAGGGTCTATTACCATTAACACCGGGTACATGCCAGATATAGAGGTTAGATTTTCTATCTTCTCTTCAAGAGTGAATTCACCCTCTGGTTTATACTTTTCTATATTCTCATCTAGCTTCTTCTTTGTCTTTGGTCTATCAACAGCAACTGCTGACCAAAAATGTTTAAGCCCAGTAAATCTTTTATCCACAAGAACCTCAAGAGCTTCGCTTCTTGTTAAGACATCAAGCGCTTTTTTATTCAATTTGCTATAAATTATTTTTTCATTAAATAAAAGATCTTCAACCGTTTTAAACGGTCTATTCTGCATAATTTGGTCAATAGCAATTTCTCCAAGACCCTTAATAGATGTGAATGGTTGTATAAGGGTTTTCTTGTCTTCCTTTGCTACCTCCCATTTAATACCAGAAGTATTGATATCAATTTTTCTAATGTTGAACCCATATGATTTAGCTGTCGCAATAGCCAATTCTTTTCTATCTTCTGGCTCTTTGTCTAAGAAGCTAGCAAGCCATTCTGCAGGATAATAGTGAAAGAGATATGCACATTGATATGAAAGTATTGAATAACATACAGCATGTGATAAGTTAAAACCATAGCCGCTGAAAAATTCCATTGTTTTCCACAATGATTCTGCCTTCTCTTGCGTTAGACCTTTTTCAACACAACCTTCTACAAATTTACCATGCAATTTTTCTTTTACTATAGCTTCCTTACCTGTACCTTTCTTAGTAAGGACTTTTCTAAGTTCGTTACCCTCGTCAAGAGAAATATTCTTACCTAGTTTATGAGCCAATAAAGATATTTGTTCTTGGAATACTAAGAACCCATTAGTCTCTTGAGTAACCTCTTTGAACAGAGGATGAGGGTATATAATAGAGCTTGGATCTTGCTTAGCTTCAACGTATCTCTTGTCTACTTGTGCAGATAATGGACCGGGACGAAAAATGCTTGTAATCGCAGCAATATCTAGAATATTGTTTGGCTTTGCCTCTACGCAGAATTTCTGTGCTCCGCTGTTAGTAAACTGAAATGTGCCACAGAAGTTACCACTATGAAAAACATTTTCATAAACAGATTTATCGTTCAAATTAATTTTATTTGGATGTAGATGTTCATTGTAGTATTCTTTTATATCATTGAAAGTTGGATTAGGAATATCATGGTTATGTTTAAGAATGTGCTCAATACAAGTTTCAATCATTCTTAATGATGCTAAACCAAGAATATCAAACTTAATAAAACCAAGTGGTTCAAGATGCCTTACTGTTTGCCCTTCTGTCCAAGGTGTTTGTACAACACCACCACTTTTTATTAATGGCATTACTTGGTCAAGATTGTCTGCGAATAAAACGCCACCAGCATGTCTAGAGATGCTTCTAATCTGGCCTTGAAGATTCTCAATGTGTGTAGAAACATTTGGGTATTTAAATAGATATTTTACAAGCGTTGGCGAATGTTCTTTTAGTTCTTCCCATGTGGGGTTATAAACACCAGCTGTAATACCATGTATTTTTTTACATGCTGGGATAGCTTCTTGCTGCATTTTACTAGTTACATCATTTACTTCTTGAAATGGAATATCATAAAGTTTAGAAATATCTTTAATTAAAGATCTAATCTGCAAAGTATTATAATTTGAAATTGGAACAACACAATTTTCTCCAAATTCTTTAATCATCATCTCTTTGATTTCCATTGGGTCCGAAACGTCAAAGTCGATATCTGGCATTGACAGGTCTGTCTTGCGGATAAAACGAGAGAACTGTAGCTTATATTTAATCGGGTCAACTTCTGTGATATCTAGAAGATACGAAACCAAGCTACCAGCACCGCTACCTCGTCCTCCACCACAAATTTGGTGATCTTTCGACTTATTAGCAATTTTTTTCATAGTCAAGAAGTATTTTGAAAAGCCACGATCTTTAATAGTATGTAACTCTTCTTTTAACCTCTCAACATACTGAGAGTCTTTGTGAAGACCTGCCTTCTTAAGGTTTTCAATAGAAAGCTTAACTAGAGTTTCATCGGCTGTCTGACCATCTGGTACTACGAAGGATGGAAGCTTGATATCTGCATTTGGTGAATAGTTTTCAATTCGATTTTTAAAGATATCGCTTGTGCGTTCAATACTTTCCGCAACTAGATCATCTTCATAAGAAAAACCTAATTTTTCGCTAGTCTTCTTATAATAAGAAAATAGCTCATCACCATTCTTTGGATATAGCTGATATGCCATCTCATCCAAGGAAGAAGGTAGTTGATCTATTGTCATTTGGTCTTTACTCTTGTTAAGCCAACCAAGCATTTTATAGATCTCTCTATCTTTCCAAAGATCAGGTGATGGGTAATGAGCATCGCATGTGGTAATAAGTTTGAAACCAAATTGTTTTGATAGCTTAACAATCATTTGATTAATTATATGTTGCTCTTTGTGCATGGCCCATTGAAGCTCGCCATAAAATCTGTCACCATATATATCCATAAAGACTTTAACTGTTTTTTCCATAGCAGAATAAACAGCAGCCTCGCCTTTATCAATGTTGGCCCAGTAATCTTGCCCTAGAATACCACCAATACACGCAGAAGATACAATTATACCTTCGTTGTGTCTCTTTAACATTTCGTAATCCATACGAGGAAATCTATAAAAATTATCATCGCCATATGAATCAGAAACAAGCTTGAATAGGTTATTCAACCCTTTTTGATTTTGAGCAACCATTACAAGATGGCTACGTTGATTTAGTGTAGAGCGAATGCTTTTCTTACTTTCGGCTTCGTTCTCTACAACTAACCCGACATCATCATCTATTTGTTTAGAAAGCTTTGAGTCTTCTTTATGTTTTTCTTTTTCTAACTTCCAGCTTGGAATAGAAGGGTTAATATAAGCTTCAATACCATAGGCAACTTTAAATTCTTTGCCATCTGCCTTCATCTTTTTATCTTTTTGGTAAGCATAAGATAAAGAATTGCAGTTGCCGTGTTCAGTAAACGCTATCCCTTCTAAGCCGTTTGAATAGGCGTAATCAACGTGATCCTCGGGGTAGTCTAGGCCGTCGGATATAGAAAATGTAGTGTGATTATGCAGATTAGCAAAAGGGATTGATGGTTTCTTTCTCTCAGACATATAATTTCCTTTTTTTGGTTTTGCGCTCTTGCCACTTTTTACGCATTTTTTCTAGAGTTTCTGAAGAGTGTTTTCTGCCGTGCATAGGGTTATTCTGCCCTGTCCTATCCCCTATTGCTAGTTTAATTTTTTGCTTTGTTTCTTCTTTATGATTTTTACCATAATTTGGGGATAATTCACCTTTTAGGCCATACATCGGATTATTCACGCCAGAAACATCAGCATGATTTTCACTGATCTTTTTTCTAGATTCATCAGAATATTTTAAACCTAAATGGTTGCTAGCATTTTTACAAATATTATAGCTGGGTTCGAAGGTGTCAAGAAAAAATTGTTCTCTCTCTAGGAGAAGCTTATTATCTTCTACTATTTCGATTAATTCAAACTTAAAATTATCTTGTCCATACTTATTCCAGGCTCTTTGAAGATGTATATTTCCATGTGTATTGCTATTAAGCTCTGAAATATGGGTTGAAAACCTATTTTTAACGTTTACAGAACTACCAATATAAAACTTTCCATTTACCAAATTTGTGATTTTATAAATCCCACTATTCATGTTATCGTACCTCCAAAATTAAGTAGTACGGTAACATGAATTTATTCCTCAAATTTCACTCATTTTCCCTCTGATTTTAATTCTTCTAGCTCTTTCCTATTTTGTAAGATGTAGTTTGCCATATCAACATATTCTCTTGTTAGATTAGACTCGGAGTAATCTTCTGGTTCTAGCCCATTGCCGTCTTGCTTTACAAGCATTTTACCAATTTTATTGTAAAACATTGATATATATTCTTTGTTAATTGAATTTTTATTTTCTAAAATTTTAGTAACGCTTTGCTTTGCGTATGGACGGTCCTCTTTAAGTCCTTGAAGCATAATAGCTAGAACCGAGTCGTGAATACTTTTATCAATTGTATAATCTGGCTTTAAATATTTTGCGAGTCTAGAAAGTATGTATTTGCCAGAATAGTTATCAATTCTTATAATCTTTTTGTTATAAAGCTCTTCCCAATCTTCATCTAACCAAACAACTTTTCCATTTGTAGCAATTTTTGCATTTGCTATATCAAAGCGCGATAATACATGTTCGGGTGCACCAAAGTTTTTATTAATAAATTGATATTTTGTTTGTGCTTCAAACAACGGTCCATATATTTCGAAAGCAAAGCCTCCGGGACTGTTTGTAAGATTTGAGAACCTAGAAAGTCCCTGACTCTTACAGAAATTATTATATGCATCTACTGATTGCTGTTGTTCATTGAAGAAGAAGTCAATATCGCCATTAAAACCAGAGTAAAAAATTCCATTTGCTGCTTCCTTATCTTTTACAAAAGAAGCGAGTTCACCATTCAGCGAACGGAACAAAAATCCACCAGCGATATATCCAGTTTTTAAAATCTCTGAATTTACTTCAATAACATGCTGTAGCAGCGGTTCTTTAGAATATAGCCAAGAAATGTCTTTTGTGATAATTTTTCCCATGTTTTATCCTTCTTTGTATTGTGGTTGATTCTCTGGCATATGTCTACCGCGCTCGCGCACAAAAGACTTTCTTTTATAGCGCGTGAACAGGCCAGTATTCTTTTTAACCATAGCCGAAAGATCACTAGCCATATATTGACGATAGCCGTCCCAGCTAGAAATATCTGACTGATATGACAACTCTAGCTCAGAGTGCGGCTCGTTGTCAACTGGAAAGAATATCTGACCGACGGTTATTAAATTTGTATGACTAATTTTGGTCACATCATTAACTATTTCTAAGAATCTGCTTCTATAGGTCTCTAGATGCTTTTTGTTGAAAGTGAAATTTATTAGATCACCTTTTGCTATAGATCTACCGTTGTTAGTGAAGTATATGTCATTAGCTCCTTTTATTGTTTTTCTATTGTTTTTTATATCGTCATCTAAACAGACCGAATTGACAAACGAACAATAAAACCTTTCTGGTCTAGCCCATTTGCTTAGCGCGCCAGCAACAGCAGAAACGCTTTCTGCCCCATATATTATACTTCTTGATAAGCAATTTTGTTTTTCATCAGCGCGCTTATCGATTTTAATATAGTACACAGGTATGAGTTTCATATCTGTAAGTGTTGGATTATTGTAGGTGTATAAAGGATCTTTAACCACCTCGCCTATTCTTTTTTTTAAAATAGGGCGCACGTCATCATTACACATTATCCAGATTGTGTCACATCCAGCAAGACAACACTCCACAACCGCTCTTTCAATTGCTAAATAACTTGGTGCAACTGGTGTCAATGAATCGTGCCAAGGCATAGCAAGTGAAAGCTCATTACCAAAGACCGGTATAATACCTGCCATGTGATCTATTGATGCCATATGTTTTCCTCTTCTAGTGGTATTGGAATCTGTAGTTCAAGTATTATTATATTACTTGGCAGTTGTTCATAACGGGGTTTATTAATCTGGAAGATCTCTCTTCTATTACTGCGAAGTTTAACCTTTTTAAATGATTTATTTGTTTTATCCCACCGACCAACAATACCGTTTTTCTGCATGGTTCTAGACGCAACAAATCTTGCAGTAATATCCGAGCAATCATCATTTTCTAGCTGCTGCTCCGTTAGCACAGATAATAATACACAATCTTTATTTTTTACTTGCTTAAACCGAAAGCGCTTAGAAGTAAAGAACTTAATTTTTTTAACAAAAGACTTTTTAACTATTATTTCCTCATGATTATGGTTATGGCCAGAAATGACATCAATATAGTCCAAAACTAGATAGGTATTTTCTTGTCTATTTAGAGGAAGACCAGAAACATTATAATCATCACTTAAATATATTTTTTTATACTCTATTATAGAAGAAAAACCAGATTTTAACGTAATGTTTAATATATTATTTTGCTCTACTGATATATTTGAAATTTTATCAGAAAATGGTACAAGACCTTTTAAACCAAGCAAGAACATTAACTTTTCTTGATTTGTGCTTTCTACTTTGTCTTCTAAGCTAAATTCTGGGTATTTTGTTACTCTAGTGAATATAATCGGTATATTGTTGGCATAAGAAAAATGCAGCGCATCTAAATCTGCGCCTATGACAACTTCATCATATTTGAGATTTAAAGTACGCTGCATTTATTTAGTATCCAAACGCTTCTAGGCTCTTATCAAACTTTCCAGTCTCTTTTACAAGTTTAAGCATTTCTTCCGCTATTTCTCTTATCTCAACTTGTGCATGTTCGCTGTTTCTTAACTTTTGGAAGTGCATAAAACTTCTAAAGTTAAATGTAATATCAATTGTAATTTGATTGCCGTATGGTAGATAAAACCTTGCAGACTCTTTTGCTCTCTTTCTTGGCACGCCTTTTGCAACTAGTCTATTGAGAGTTTCATGATATTTTTCTAAAGCAGTTTCCATGAAATCCATATATTTTTCTTTTTCTTCCCAATCCCAATCATAAGGAATATAGAACTTATCATCTTTTAGTTCTTTATACCTGGCACTTTCACCATTTACAGAAACACCAATACGGTGCTTAAGAATTTGTATATGACTTGCTATCTCTGAAGTCACTAGAAAGTGAATGGTGGATTTTTCGAACGGAGTTTCATGACTTTCTTTAGCGAGCATATTTAAAAGCTTTGGAATTCTTTCTCTTTTTTCATCTGTTATTTCTCTATTAGTCGAAGTCCATGCCGAAGCGGCATGTGTTTCATCGCCTCCGTAAAAACCTATTAGCTCTACTTTATTCACGTTTTGCATTATTTGCCTCTTTTTTTTTATACCACTCATACAATTTTTCTATATCAAAAAAAGTAGAGTCGTTCTTAATCCTATTTGCACGGTATGAACAAATTATTATATTTTCTTTTGTGTAACCTTTGCTGTTGTCCATTCTATCTAATGAAGGCGAGTTGTCAGAAGCAATTCCATCCGCAATTTCAAGTTGTATACCCAATATTGGACACATTTCGGGAATTATTATATCTTCAATAGATAAATCAAAATCTATTTTTTTATATTTTGCTCTATTCTTCGCTCTAGAATATATATTTTTTTCTATGTTTTCTTTACGCCATCTTGATGTTTGTTTTGCATGGTTGATTCGAAACTCTGTTTTTTTTGCTTGTTGCCTGTAGAGCCGCTTTCTTCTTTCTAGATGGCATTCAACGCAAATAGATCTTTTACTATTAGGGCGGTCACTACGATTATAAAACATTTCTAGTTCTTTTTCGATCAAGCATGATTTACATTTTTTCATTTAAAGTTGCCTCCTAGACTAACTAGGCTAAAAAGTTTAAAATCATCACATTTTTTTATAAGTATGGTGCTAAATCACTTCACTCATACTACTCTTTCTGGCGTCTCATCAATAATAACGCCATATACTGCACTTTCTGGAACTATAGAGAAGGTCTCGCCGTTGTACTTTATTTGCTCTATCAAGTGCGTTTGTACCGCAATGTTTTTTCCTTGATCCTTTACGAATAACGAATCATCAGGGGCTTTCTTAAGCACTACAACTTTTAGCGGGTCATCATGACCCAAATAGCCGGGTGGATAGATGACAGCAGTTTCTGCTTTAGCCTCGCTATTTTTAGCGATGTAAGAAATCAGCAGATATTTATTTCTTGGATAAAAATACATTACTTCCTCCATTAGGCAGATATTTATTTCTTGGATAAAAATACATTACTTCCTCCATTAGGCAGATAGTTTTTTATACATTTGCTCTAGTTCGGCAAAATCAGTTTCATCTTTTAGAAGACGTAGTGCTCGAATAATATTTTTAATTTCATTTTTTGAAAGCCATTCATTTTCAACATAGTTCTTCTTAAGATCAGAACGTTGTTCCTTGTAAGGGACCATTGCTTCTTCTACAGCTTGAAACGAACGTACAAAATCTTTAATACGCTCTTCTTTGCTCTTTGGCTTCTCGTCTGTCATTCCTGTGCTCATTTTATTTATCCTTTTGTTATTGGCTCAGCGGCCATTTTAAAAACTATAACACGTCGTTTATTCTCTGTCAACCTCAAAGAAAAGGCCACCGTGGACAACAATACCACGGTGGCCAATAACTGTAAACTTAGTTATTTAATTGGGCAAGCTCCGTTTTCACAGTCCATGCCTTCCATAAAGCCGTCACCAAAGATTGAGTCGATATCAATTGGTGTTATACTCTTCATACCAGCTTCATATTGTTCTTTTGTTATTTCTTCCTTTGGTGCCTGTTTAAAGCCGTGCTCAGATTGGCATAAGAAAGAAACTGTTTTTATTTCAGATAGGTTTTTTGAAAGCCATTCTTTTAGTTTTGGTATCTCTTCTTTCTTATAGTAGACCGTAACAGAAATTGATTGGTCTGCCCAATGTTTTTGTGCCATTTTTACTGCCTCTAACTGTTGCCAAGTATCCCAAGTCTTACCTGCAATTGGCGCTCCATCTGGAGCCTTAACATAGAAGTCCACAACAAGAGTTGTATGGTCTAGCGTTCCATCAAACCTAACGATCGGTTCTACGTGATGCCCAGCGGCCTTTAAGTGAGGAATGAGCGGATCAGTTGAAGAGAACCTTACTCTTTGAATCCCATATTCAGAATATGCAGCGTGTATACCTTCTTCTCCGTTGCAATCAAATATCTTACTTAAAGTACCACTAGGTTTAATAACTGTTGTCCTAATACTTTCAGGAACACCTAGTTCTTTTGAGTAACGTTTATCTTCATCCTGAATCGCATTATAGACACGATCAAGAATTTCTGGTTTAAACAAAGGGCTAGACAAACAGCCAGTAATACCAATGCCAATTCTTCTATTACGCTTTACAACTTCATCACTTAACTGATGATGGTATTTTTCACATGTAACTCTTTTACCATATCTGAATAGAAGACGCGCAATTGTTTCAAATTCATCTGCACTCTCAACGTTTGTTAGAGGAATTTCAAGAAGATTACATGGTTCGCCGTTTTCAAGGGTAGCTTCAGCACATGGATTTGTTCCTTCTGCCGTATCAGCTTTTAATTCACCCATGCGACCATACTTTTTCATATTTTCACGGTTAACAATACCGTATGGTTCGCCGTGCTCGTATGTCTTCCAGAATAGAGGATGTAAATCTTCTACATCAGAGGTTACAACAGAAAAATTTGCCATAGCTCTATGGGTAGGAATTTGGCCAAGATCCCACCTTTTGGCTTTTAAATATTCTTTATCCCAAGGATCACCAAGAATGATAATAGCACTTCTGCGAACATTTCCAGCAACTACCATTTCACCAGTAGCACAAATGATATCCGCAGCATCTATTGGGCGTACTGATTTACCCTGTCTTGTTGTTAACAGTGCACAAACTTTTTCTATGAATGCGATAAGGGGCCTTGGACCGCTTGCTGTTCCACCAAAACCATTTATAGGTTCACCTTCCGAACGTACACACACGGTAGAGTACGTAAACCCTTTACCAGTTACGAAGAAAGCCTCTAAAACACGTCTTGTCAATTCATTCCAGCCTTCTCTGCTATCTGGGACAATAAACTCCGCATCTTTTGTTGGCTTATGACTTATGATAACATTTTTCTTAACTTTTGGTAGTTTTGAGCTGAATTTGTGTTCTACGCTTAGACCAACACCACCACCAAGCATTAGAAGGTCTTGCGCAATAATAAAGTTATTCCAATCGTCAGATGTTAGAAACCAGCAATTGTTTAATGCTGCGCCACCAAGTTTTGCATGGCTTGGTGCTCCAGAATACCAAATACCTCTACCAGCAGGCGAACCTTTCCTAGCCAACATTATTTGTTTTAATTGTGCCTTTTCCTCTTCGGATACTTGCACAGTTTTACAATTGCCCTCTACAACCCTATTGACAGTGTCCTGCCAAGTTTCATTAAAGCCATTATCTTTTCTAGAATAAGTCCTTCTATACACCACTTTTGCTAAATTTGACCAATCTTTTGACATTACTTTTATCTCCGTTTAATAATATACCGCTTGACTGAAAAGCGGGTTATATAAGTAGCCGCTTCGAAGTCAATGAATAAATTTTTTAATTCTTTTCTTTTCTGAACTCGCTGTATTTTTTCTTTAAGTCTTTCTCTTGTCTTTTTACTGCATTTTCCATTATTTCTGTTGCTGTTTCTGTAGACTCTGATAATACTTTTATCTTAACGTTAGAAGTATCCATAAATATTGGGAAAACTATACCATCTGGACCATTTCTATTTTTGGCAACATAAATGCGCCCTTCATTTGTATTTTTATCTCGTATAGTCCTTGATACAGTAAAGATAAAATCTGCGACGAAGCATTTGTTAAAAGCTTCAGAAATGCTCTCCATTGTAATAACTTCTGCGTTGATACCACTTCTATTTGTTTGAGAGGCAGTCCAGACTGGGCAATCGTAGGATTGCGCAATTCCTCTCATCTCTTCATAAATACTTTCTAGTTCGTTTCGCTTTTCTTTTTGAGAACTGACAGGTCTTAGTAAGTCACCATAGTCTATAATAACTAAATCAACTTTAAAATCTTTTCTTCGTAGTTTTTCAAGATGATTTCGTATGGTGGTAGTTGTAGCCATCTTTGTAGGGTATTCTTTTACCAGGAGTTTCCCAGGAATATCTTTTACACCTTCCCAAATAATGTCCTTCTGCTCAACAACATTAGAGATTGGAACACCAGTTAAACAAGAGTCATAACGTAACGCAACAACCTTATCCTGTAGCTCTAGCGTATAATGCACAACGTTCTTGCCTGCCTTTAGCGCAGCTGCGCCAAGATGTACAAGGACCATTGATTTACCGCTGTTATGTGTTACAAAAAAGTCTTCCATTACATAAAGATTATCTTTGTTGACTTCGAAACCATAATATTCACCAATACCTACTGGCTCTACTGAAAACCCAGTTCTTAGAACGCTCTTGACTTGTTTTCTGATAGCAGCTTTTTTGTAATGTACTCTTACAGGTACGTTTTCAATATTACCACTAATAGAAACGCGATAATAAATATTATTGGTTCCATTTTGATCTGCTTTTCTACAAGGTTTCATATAGGCAGCTAAACCAAGTGATTGACACAAAAACACTACATCTTCAGAAAGCTGTTTCGACTTAGAAATATAATCAAAACAATTATTACTTAAACTACCGTCTGTGTCTATTAACCCGGCTAGAAGCTCTAGGCGTGATGCTACATCTGCAAACTTATATTCTTCTGGGATGAACTTATCCCCAGAACGAGTTCCAGCTAAGTTTATGCGATTAACAAACTCCCATACTTTATTATTTTTACCAGATAAAAATCTTATGTCCATACATTTTGAGCCATTTACTTTTTTGTAGTAAGCAAGATTACACTCCATTGCCTGTGCAAAGGATTTCACTTCTTCAATTATACTTTCATCTGAACAAGAGATTACGATGCCATCACCGCTTAAAGAACCATCTCCAAGCAACGCTCCAACTATATATGGGTATAACACTTTTTTGTTATTATTATTAAATGTAATAGTTTCAGGACGATATAACTTATGTAAATGTTTAAATGTTTTGCTTGTTTTTAAATAATCTGAAACAGAGATATTTGCGATATTACTTGTCTTGTCTGTCCTCGTTAGCGAAAGAATATGCCCAGAATTTACTACAAAGGGCTTTCCCTTAACTGGGCTTATTTCATACATTTCTTCTTGTCCACGATGCAAGTTTTTTACGATTCTCTCCGTGCTATCCGGCCCCATTACTTTATCGCCAATAACAATATCTTCAACGTTTTTCCATTTGCCATTGTGCAATAAAATTTTGGTTCCCTTGGCGTGGCATCCCGTTGGAGCGATAACAACACCAAGCTCGCCTTTTCCAAGACCGCCTTTAGTGATTTTATCAATTAACTCCCAATTGGTTGTAACAGGATTTCTAGCCTTATGCTCGAATCTTTTCTCAAAGTCAACAATAAAATCATATCCGTTGTTATTGTCTGTGCCTAGCTTTAAGGCATCATTAATGATCTTGCTAACTTCATCATAAGATGAATTCTGGATCAGTCCTACAGACTTAATCATTGCTTCTTTAAGTTTCTGCTTTTTACAGAAGTCTAAAGAAACGTCTTTAATATGCTGTGAACCTTCACCAGAAAACTCTTTAGCTTGAACTCTAGCAAAGAATTCTCGAATTTGTTTCTGCAATAATTCGTTTTCTTTATCAAGCTCTGTTCTTAGAATAGTTGTTAGCGTATCCCTTGATGGGTGCGCTACATACTTTTTTCTATATTCAAATAGCTTTTCTACGAAAACACGTAGGTATTTTAGTTCTAAGAAGTTGGTATCCATAACTTCTGAGATTTGATCACAAAAAACTCGGTCATCAATCATAATATGAACAAGGTCTTCTTGAAAGCGATTACCAAATTTATCAAATGTTGCTTTTTCATTAATAAATGACATTTATTCTCCAGTTAATTAACAATTTTCTTGCTGTATTTTTTTAAGACACATATAAAGATCAGACCAATCTGCATCAGCCATACCATCTTCTATACTCATCTTAATAAGATTTAATTTATTATATGTACATTCGCTATTATCTAGCGAATAATCTATGCTCTGACTATCTTGCACTGAAATATTTGGGACTGCAAGCTGCATGATTTTATAATTTTCTTTTATTTTTTCTTCTTCGTCTATAATATTTTGGTAGGCTTTTATATTCGTCCCTTTTGTTTTACATTCTTTTATAATATCAGTAATAGTATATTCTTTCTCTTCTGACAAGAATGGAAACCTTTTTGCAACGGTGGTTAGCCCAATCCCTTCAACGCCTGAAAGGTTGTCTGACTTATCACCACAAATTGATCTAGCTAAACAAAAATTTGTTGGATGTATTCCAAACTGCTCAACTATGTTTTTTTTATTTAATATTTCTTGCTGAATAGGTCTATAAAGTATAGTGCTGTTATCACAAAGCTGTATGAAGTCCTTATCACTGGATACTATAACTTTATGATAGTTTTTTATTGTCCGATGTTGTGTAACTGCTGAAATGAGATCGTCTGCCTCAACACCGTCGAACATTAGCTGGATTATAGGCATTTCATTAAAATATTCTGTCAATCTTGTCATTTGCCAGATTTTATTTTCCAACTCTTCATTAAGGTCTAGGTTCCTTACGTTACGATTAAGCCTTAGAGGAGATCTTCCATCCTTATAGCCTTTATTTATTAATTTGCGCTTAGAGCTGCCACCCTTACCATCCCAACATATAACAATCCTATTGGGATTTATCTCCCTAGATAGTTTTTGTAATGTTTGCAGAACACCTTTTAACGCACCAATTGGATTACCATTTGATGCTATGGTTGGGTTTACTACATAAGAGCGTATAAATAAATTATTCATATCGCATATTAGAACTCTTTTTTTCTCAATCATATTTTGCTATCTCAAGTTTTAATGTTTTTGGAAATATGTTTTTTACAATTCTACCAGATGGAATAAAATAAAAATTTACAGTTCCATTATATTCTTTATCTTTGTTTATCTTTAAAACAACACAATATTCGTGCTTTTTAAGATAGGGGTCAGTGACTTTGTATATATAACCAACTTTTAATTTCAAAACATCCTCCATCTTTATTTAAGTAGCGATATGCGCAATTGCGCTTAAAGCTTTTAATTTTGCTTCTTCTACTGTTTCAGCTTCACCCTTCTCTTCAACTTTTATATGCCACCAATACTTATTTTCTAAAGTTGGACCACCAATAATAACTTTTATTGCACCGTTATCACCAATGATTTTTACTTTTTCTTTGTTTTTACCAATTTCTATAGTTGTCCATTCGATTTTCATATAACGAAGCCCTCGCTGCTATATTTATAGTATATAGCAGCGAGGGCGTCCTGTCAAATACTTTCTTAATCTGTTAATAACTCAGGCTGTGCTTTTTCTTCTATTCCTTCGACATTGTAGTAAACTTTCGAATCGCCTTCTCTAGTATCAAATTTCACAATTACTTCTTGGTCCATTATATTATGAATAGCGGTTTTAAAATCTTTATCAGTTTTTAATAGCTCTACCCATTGACTTTGCTGGAACTTCTTGACGCCAGACGGTAGATCAACTTCGTACCAAGCTCCTTTTTGTGTTATAAACGGTTTAACTGCCTCAAAGATTGATTCTTCATCTAAGATGCCAACTTTCTCTGCCCACATTATCTGGAATAGGCATTCTCTCCCTTGAGTTCCAAATCTTGACTTTTCTAGTCTAGCTTTGACCTCAGAACCGATTCTGTAACCACGTTCGTCGTTTACGAAGCTATCCTTTGCTTTTCGCCCTGTAAGCCAAATGCGGAGGCTATAGGCATATGCTAGAGCCTTGCCACCTGGCGTAGTATACTTCTCACTATCTGTTGCATACTTTGGGTTCTGAACGTTTAGATTTGTCTTTAATTGGTTCAGAACCAATAGTGTAGCTTGTTTATTAGCTATTGGTTGTATAAGCTTTGAAAGGCCCTTTGAAAGAATACGTGGTTTAACTGCCATGCTTGACTGGGGATCAAAATCTCCTTCAATATCAGTCTTACTTGGTGTTAGCGCCATTGAATCCCAAATAAATAAAAACCTATCGTCTGAGGATTTTAGTAGGTCTTCTATGGTTTCCAAGACGAATTCAACTGAGTCTGCTTGTATATAAAGCAGTGTTTGCATATCACAGCCGGCTTTTAACAAAAATTCTGGATCTATAGCGGATTCACTGTCGAAATAAACAACTGATATACCTTGTTTCTGAGCATTGGCAGCAATTTGTGCTGCCATGTAGCTTTTGCCAGAGGCTTCTGCACCAGCAAGCTCACTTATCTTACCAACAGGAATACCTGCCATCTTACCTCTACAAATAATAGAGTCTAGCCATCTTGAGCCTGTAGCAATCCACTCAGTGACTTCTGTAGGATTGTCTTCTTGTAAATCAAATGCCACTACTCTTCCTAATTTTTTATTAATCATTGCTCTCATGTCTGAGATAGACACTTTACCAGCAACTTGCTGTTCTTTCTCTTTCTTTGCCATTTTAATTCTCCTATAATAAAAGAGGGACAGATTTTTAGTTCTGTCCCTCAGTTATACTATACTTGTTTTTTGTTGTTAATCAGCAGTTAATTCATCAAAAGCTGCGTCTACAGCATTGCGTTCTTTAGCTTTCTTTGGGGTCTTTGCGCCACCAAACTTGACAGTTTCTTTACTTTCTGTTTCGACTTCGTGTTCATCACCGCCAGCTAGGAATTGGTCTAGAATTACACCAACTTCTTCTGGAGTTTTACGTTGATGTAGCTTGTCAAAAGCTGGGAGAGTGTCTAATAGAGCCTTACACTCATCTGGACCACCATTACACATCTTGCTTGACTTACGAGCAGGAGTAATCTTTGTAATTGGATAGCTTTGACCGGGGGCCTTATTCGCAGAAATAGTAAGATCAGTACCTTGTTCTGTATCTGTGATATCGCCGTAATCTGGATTTAGGCAGAGGCTGATGAGGTCTTGGTACGCGTTTTTACCATATCCCCAAACCTTAACGCCTTCGCTCTCTTCCCCACGAACCACAACTGGAGAAAAGAATCTTTGACGAGCCAGGAATTTCTTGGCTTGCTTTGCACTCTCTTCGTTTTTTTCTTTGTAGAGTTTGCTGGCGAATTCGCAGGCTGGGCAGCTTTCACCAAAGTTCTTTTTGGGGCAAAGAAACCCACTTGAACCACCGATTTCATAGTGAAACCAGAATTCCTTAAAAGGATCGCCATCTGGCGTTGGGAGGATACGGACTGAATAAGAGTTACCTTCTTTTGGTGAAAAGTAACTTGTCTTGCCACCACCCTTGTTTTGTACTGCGTCTAGTTTTGCTTTCATTTTCTTTAGATCTATAGCCATTTGTTATTACTCCTATGCTAGTCGGTAAATCTCCCGCCAGCTCTGTTAAGACTCTAGCACGGCCTGCGCTAGAGTTAAAGCACTAAGAATTTCTTTATTCTTGCACTTTCTTTGAATATGCTACCACAAAACAGAAACTTTGTTCATGCGTTGTGTTAACAATTTTATATGACACTTTTGTGCCATTTGTAGACATTAATTTCATGTTTTCTTTTATTGTTCTAAGTAGTTTTGTATTGTTTTTTAGGTCATCTTCGTTGATAGCAAAATAGAAATACTTTTCGTCTATAAATGTAAGTGGATACAGAAGACTTTCTTTATTACTATCAACATAATATACGCCTATGGTTGCGATTCTATTAATATCTTTTGGATCTGTAATGTTATTTATAATACCTTCTGTGTTATTGAATATTTCAAGATTTGAGAATATATCAAATATGATATTATTTATTTTATTATTATATTCAAGTATTGAAACATCCCCAGCAATTTTTTCAACTTCTGAATTATTCACCAAATAAATTCTCTCAAAAACGCCAGAGCGTGCATATTCTTGTAGTACATTAAATGTTAGACGATTCTGCGCCTTTGCGTTACTAGATAATAAATCTACGTCTGGTTGTATATATAAAACTCTGATCTTCTTGTCTTTAATTTGCTTTAAGATTGATAACGTAGCACCAGAAATTTTACCAGAGCCAGCCAAGATAAACAGAACATCATGAGAGACATTTGAAAAAAAGCTTGTTAAATCAGGGCAATTTTTTTCGTAATCTTCGACGGTTTCTTGGTATGGGAACTCATAACAATTTTCACCTTCGATACCAGTGTCTATTAATCTTACATGTACTGATGGGTCTTTTTCAAAAAGTTCAGCTATATTACACCCAGCAGAACCAATACCAATTATTGTTTTCATATTATGCCTTTAAGTTTATTTTTTTAAGACTTCCATATGTCTTGCCAACCTTAACACTAACAGGAAATTTTCCATATTGAGTATCCTGTAATAACCTTATTGCATCTAAGATCAAGTCTTTTTCATCATCAGTTATATCAAGAACAAGCTCATCGTGTAACATAAATGAAATAAATGATTTCTTTGTTTTTAACAAATCGTCTACTTTTATCACTTGCCTATGAAATAAATCAATAAAAGTGCTTTGATTTAAATAAGAAATTGCATGATGTTCGTCAGCTTTAATTGTTCTATCAAATGGAGTAATAATTTCAGTGCCATTCCAATATTTTGCTTTTAATACTGCCTTCTGGAATAGTTCGTCTAATTTTTCTGAAGCTTCCTTACTTGAAGGATTAGATGAGTTATATAACCAAGGTATTACCACATCTTTTGTTTGTGCCCTTGTTAACTTATTATGAAATGCAGTAGCTGAGATCCACTCATATATATCTTCTTCTGGCTGTGGCTTACCAAGAAGCCCAAGAGACGTTCTTAGCTCTGCTCCGTTAACATCTAGTACAACAAACCAATCATTCACTGGCTTGAGAATCTCTCTAAATGATTTAGCAAAATTTTGTATTGGAAAGCTTTTTTCTTCCGTTACCAACCGACCAGTTATAGAGCCATACATATTAAAAATAATATTTGTTTTATTATTTAATTTGTTAAACTGATCTTGTCCAGCCTTGTTTACAAGTTTTGTTTTTATCGGATTATAATCTATATTTAAATCTCTATATTTAATATCTGTTAAAAGCTCCTCAAAACGTTTAAAAAACTCATATTGTTTTGGGCGCGGACAAGTTTCTAAAACATGCTGCGTTATTTTATTTTTTGTCTCACAATATTCTTCTAAAAATTTGATTGGGATAAGATCAAAATAACAATTATCTTTTAATGACACTTTGGCTTCTTTAAAAGATGTTGAAAAGGCTTTCAGCTTACGTTTACGATTTTCCCATTCTTTTTTTAGATCTTCTGGACAAACATCAGTTAGACTTGCACCATTTGCATAGATTGAAGCATATTCTATCTTTCTACCTGATAGATAAGGAGAATATGCCCAAGTTTTTGTTAAATTTTCAGGAATCTCATTGAATATAAATTTATTGTTTGAGTATATACCAATACATTCTTTTTTATCATCAAGTGTTTGAAACAACATCGGCTATTCGCTTTCTGGTTTTACAACCTGTATTGATTTATTTACAAAGTTATTAATGTATTCTAGCGACGCTGTAAAGTTATCATTTCCGCCAGACCCATCACCATAGCGCAGGATATTTTGGATGTCAAGGACTGCGTGTTTATATTTTGCTGCCTTTATTACTAGCGCTTCCTCAAGCATTCTTATATCTAGGTATAAGCGAAGCCACTCAAAGTCAGAGTATTCTGTCTCAACGCTTGTTACCTCTTTTTTAACTATTTTTTTAAAAACTGGTGTTTTGCAATTATTAATGCCAACGATAATGTCTTCTGTAGGTTCTACTGCTAAATAAACAGAGTACATGTGTTGCAATATTGTTTTTAATAACTTGAGGTCAGTTAAATAAGATTTATAGAATCTTTTTTCTAATAAATCATTATAATCTTGTATGTTGTACTTTTGAAGATACTTTTGCGCTGCTGGAGAGTTAAAATCAAAGTGTATCACCCACGGGGCATTGCTGTCAATAGAAAAACAATGTCTTTTACATGTATCAACAAAGAAAGAAAAATTATTATCACTTAAATATGTTTCTAACTTTTTCTTGTCATTATCATATTGGTCTTGCATAAGAGATATTGAAAACCCACTTATAAACTGATCGCAAAGCTTGCTTTTAAGGAATGAAGCTCTTGTTAATAAAACTTCTCCTGGTTGTTCTGAAAGAAAATCTATTAGCTTGTTTACAAAAGCTTTAAAGTTTAATATATCTTTGTTACCATTTTTTCTAACATACTGAACAAAGATAGAAGAAAATCTATTAAGATAATCACTATATAGTTTATTTGAGTTACTAAATGCTTTTTTGGGGTTTAAAGAAGTATATGGAGAGTTAGTAGTCTTTAATTTATTTGTAAGCAAGCCTTTCTTATAATAAGATTCAAGTTCATTATATGCGTCCCTTACAAAATCATGAACAAACAAAAAATTACCATTTGCAGACTTTACTTCTTTTAAGAATTTTTCCGAAGGAAACACGCTATTACCATTCTTATCTACTCTTCCATAAAATGGCACTTCAAAGAAATGGTCATATACCATTGGTTTATAATTCTCTGATAATGAAGAATAAAGATTATTCTTCATATTTTCTCTAGATTCATAAAGCTTATCCGTAGTCTGCTCATTATTATTTTTTAAATAAAGTTTTTCCATCTTATTCTCTCTTACCATAATTGGTGAAACGACAAGCCATCGTTGTTGAGAACTTACCTGGCGAGATACTATTATTTGTTCTAACAACTATATAAAAACCACCAAGTCCTATCTCATCAAGCGTAGTGATCATTTCACTTTTAGTGTCTGGTACGCTTAACGTAAAGGATGGATCAACGTAAACCATGCTACCAGGCTTAAACACTGTGTTACCAATCATCTTGACTTCGGCGTTATATGGTGCTCTTAATACCTGCGGATTTAATGTACCTTGTTGCGAATAGTTTAACACAGCCATTGATGGCATATCATCCTTAGAAAAGTTGATTTCTTTTGTTAATCCTCTATCTATTCCAACTTTTAAGTGGTATATACCATTTCTAGAATTCTTCGCTTCATTTATAATATACCGATCTTCTACGTCGCTATAAAATACCTGAACATACAGATAGGGAATAACTTTTAGATTTTCTGTATTCTCATGTTTTTTTGCTTGGTCAAGAGCACTTATCTGTTCTAGGGTTACTTGACCATCGCTAGTGTGTAACGGATCTTGACCGCCTCTCTCAACAGCGTTAAATATATGCATGTCTATCTTGGGATTCGCAGCTATAAACTGTTGTCCAAATGCTGTAGGAGTTAGTGCCCCAACTAAAAACTTATTTAAAAAAGCGCTTAAAAATGTCTTTAGAGACATCTTACTGCGACGTCTGGACACTATTTCTTCCTGTATCCATGTAAGAAAACCCTCTAGAGATATTGGTATGTCTCCTAAACTAGTTATAATGCTTACTGCTTTATCGTTTTCTTCTTTCCACTCATCAAAATCAAAGAATAGTGTATTTTTTATTGCGTTTTTTTTAATTCTTTCGTACACGAAAGAACCTAATAATAAATTAATTTTTTCTTCACCAACGGCAGAACTATTAGAAATTTCTAATACATAATCTAGTAAATCACCTAGATAGAAATATGGTACGATTATTCTTCCTTCTTGTTTTGTTATAAGAAGCTTTCTAAGCTCTTCTGCTGAAGTGTCTTCACTTGGTGTCGCACCAGGTCTTAGCAACTGTTTAATTTGTCCAGCTTTTTCTTGTTGAAACCCAGGCTCTAATCTAGACACCGTGCTAAAGAAGATCTTTATTGATTGATTATCTTTTTGTTCCTGAGTGATGGGGAAAACAAAATTCTTAAACTTCTCTATATCTTTTTCTCTAACTTCAAATAACTTAATGAACTTTCTTTCGAACAAACCATCAATAAAATTAGAATAAATTTCAAAGTTTGAAGAAAGTTCTAACTCGCTTCTTTCCTTTTCTATTGTTTCTAAATCCATATTAACAGCTTTTTCTGATTTTCCAGAAAAAGCCTCTTTCTTGCTCTCTACTTGTTCATTAAACTTTTCAACCTTCTTTTCAAGCTTTTTCATTAGATCTATTCTAGCAAGAACATTTGATTTGCTATCATTTGTAATAAGCGCTTCTTGAGCAGATTGGAAGTTAATTGTAACTGTTATAGTACCGTTATTACTAATATTAATATCATGCCCTTTGTAATAAAGATATAAAATATAGTTGTTGGCTCTTATCGCCTCTTTTAGAAGTGCTCTATCCCCAGAATATTCTAGCTCGTCTAAAACTGCGTCTTCGAACATCCAACCGACTGCAACTTTTATTTTAAAACGAGGCAATTTTTTAAGATCATTAACATTATTAGTTTCTGTAGAATTAACCTTTGAAGGAACTTGGTATAATAACTCTAGAAATCTAAAGTTTTCATATTGTTGTGTATCTTGTATTTTAGATGTGTCGCCAGCAAAGACGCCTTTGCGTACTTTTGTGAAAGCGTCCATATTTGCAAATTTCATAATCAAGTTTGCACTTATGTTTCTATCAACTTCGTTAAAACTTGTGTTCTCCCAGCTAAATTGTTGTAAACCATAGCCAAAAGACCTGCCAATGTTTTGTCCTAGAATATCTTCTTCTTTTATATGATCTTCTAGCGGAATCTCTAGATCAAACTTTTGATTGTCTTCTAAAATATAGCTTTTATATATTCTTATTTTAGGTATTAAAGCAGGAATAATATGATTTGGGATATTTATGAATGGCTCAAATTTTTCAGAACTGTGTACTATGTTACTAGCGTATTGTGCTTCTTCTGCTGAATTTATTTTTAAAGAAGAAATGTTTTTATAATTACCAATAGCTTCTTTAGACGAGCGTAACAAATCTAAACGATCTTTAAACTGAATGAATTCCTTAAGCATGATACATTGCTGATCATACTTAGTAAAATTATCTAACACTGTTGGTTCTTTTGAAGGCTCTTCTTTTGCCTTTGGGATTAAACCTTCCCATACGCCTGCGCCTGCCATATATTAGCCTTCTTTTATGTAAAATAGAATTTTATCTAAAGGAGTTGGAATATAAATTATATCACCCAAAGAGATTTCTAATTCTGTTGGTTTTCTATTAAAAAATGCTATAACCCACCAATATTTTGGATCTCCATATTTTTGAGCACTCAGCTTCCAAAACTTATCATTTTTTCTCCATACATGAGGAGATAATATTAATTGATTTATTTGTTCTTGAACCGGATATTTCAGGACTTCTGTGGCATGTTGACGGAATAGTTTAATACCACGCTCTTTTAGAAAATCGTCATAGAGTTCATTTCGATTTTCTACTATTTTTTCTTTTTGATAACGATTGGACATTTAATTAAAAACTCCCGACATCACGCTCTAGAATTCTCGCTATAGATGCGTTATCTGCTTCTTCTTGCGCGCCTTGTGAACTAAATATTACCGTATTTTTAAATCCATCTATACTGGCTCCATCTTTAAACCCTTCTTCTATGGGGGTAAAACCATAAGGATAATATCCAACATTTGAAATTTTATCTTGTGTTTCGCTGTGGACTCCAAAGAAATATTCATTTCCATTTTCTGAAGTGCCGTCTGCTGGGCCTTCACACTTTGACCAACCTAACGTATGTTCATGAAATATATTGAGAGATAAAGAAATATTAAAAGTTTTAGCAATGATATATGAGTCCATCTTTTTTTCACCAAATGCAACTAAAATCTGTGTTGCCAATTCATCACCTTGTACTATTCTTCCGGCGGTTCCATCTGGACGTTTTTCTCTTATTAGGAAGTCAGTAGGCCTAATAATATGAAATCCTGTATCAATTGAAGGTTTAAAATTAATAGATCTTATACTAGCAAGAACTCCCTTGCCAAACTTTTTATTTTCAACAATTAAATTTGCAAATCTTACTCTTAATAAAGGCGAAGAACTCATTGCCAAAGCATTGCCAGTAGAAGTATACCCAGGATACAAAAATTGTTTCAATAAAGAAACTTTTTGCATATTTTCTATAGCTTCTCCAATACCCGCCGATGGAAGATCAAAAGAAACGTTAACAAATCTTTTAGTGGCTGAATATGTGCTAACGTCATCCATACGTCCATAGACTTGTTCATTACTCCAAGAAGATTGGTGATCGTCAGAAAAGTCAGTTATAAACGCCTTAAATTTAACAGCTTTTTTGCTTAATAAATGAACAACTTCAATATGCGCTCCAGATTGGTTTGCATGGCCATCTGTTGAAGATTCACCCTTATTAAAATTCTTTGGTAAATATACTATTTCAGACATTTTATCCTATCATCCTTGGCGTAAACTCTCTTGACGCCGCTTTAGCTATCTCTCTACCATCAATTTGTATGCTTATCGGTCTAGATGCTAGATTGTTTATGGCACGTATTAGCTCATTATTGTTATTACCTTCGTTAGAAGCCTTTGTTGGGTCAAACAACATTGGGATATCTGTCGATGTACCTCTCAATAATTGTCCAGCAGCAGCAATTACTGGTCTTCCATTAACAATTGCACCATCTTCAACAGACTGTGCTTTTTTATATGTATATTCGGCTGGTGTAAGACGACTTTGTATAATATCATCAAGACCAGCCTCACCAATCAGTCTTCCAATACCCCAACCACCTAATCCTGCAGCCGCTACACCTGCTACACCAGCTAATCCTGCAGCAATTCCTGTTCCAGCAACGCCAGCACTTGTAATTCCAGTAGCTGTTGTTGCTGTCTGAGCTGCTATACCAGTTGATACTCTTTGTAGCAACATATCACTTATTTTATTCTTTAATAAAGTGGCAGCAAGACCACCAACCGCTGTTGCTAAAACAATGATAGCACCAGGTATCTTATCAACGGCTTGAAATAGAACACTATTAGTACCAAGATACATTTCAAACGCTGTTTCATTAAACGATTTAGATTGTTGTTGCGCAACAACCTTATTAGTAGCTGTTTCTCCTTCTGCTGCTAACTTCGCTATGTCGACGTTTCCTCCAGCATCTGTCTTTTTAACCATAGCGCTTAATCTAGCCGGATCTAAATTCATAAGTGATTTAAAAGTGCTAGCATCTATACCAGTTGCTTGCAAAGCTGCACGCATCATCTTTGGATCATCAAAATTTAAACCAGAACTCTGGAATCCTCTAATAAGATACTCTAACTTCTCTGAGCCTTCTAAAGTTGCCAGTTGTGCAACATCAAAAATATCAGATCCAGCTAATGCATTGAATCTTCCAGCAAATTGCCCGGTAGATTCAAAGCTTGTTAGTTTTTCTGTTAAGTCAGTTAGTGTTCCTAACTCTACACCGGCAGCTGCTGCAACTTGTTGGAATTTAGTAAACTGACCAACTGCTTCTCTACCGTATAATGATAGAGTATTCATATTGGAAGTTAAGTTGGTATTCACTTGTTCAAGACTTACACCAGTTCCCATACCTAAAGCAACAAATTGTTTTTGCAATCCTGCTGCGTCTTTCTGAGACTTGCCTAAAACGTTGCTTACCTTGCTAGTGGTTTTAAAAAAGCCATCAAAACTTAATCCAAGCCTACTCATTTGAGCAGCAGTATTATTCATTGACTCTAGAAACTTTTTGTCTGTTTGCACAGCGAAGCCAGTTAAGTTTTTATAAACAGATTCTTGTATCCTACCTGCTTCTTCAAATGTTACGCCTAGTTTAGCACCTTCATTTTGTGTTTTTATTATTTCATCTCTAAACTTGCGTCCAGCACTTGTAGACCTAACAAACGAAGCTTCAACTTTATCAAACTCTTGAAGAATATCAACAACCATTTTTGGTTTTATTAATATTTTTTCAAGATTAATAAAGTTTGTTGCCATCTCTTTTGCAGAGGATGCAAGTTCTTTCTTTAATTTGCTGACTAAACCAATTTGTTCTTCTATTTTTTTATTTTCTTGTTTTATTAGTTCTATTAATTCTTTTCTTGTGTCTCCAATTGCATTTTCTGATTTTAAAGCAGACGTTAGAAGTTGAACGTTTTCTCTGGCAGCCTTTACTTGTAAGTCTCTTAATTCATCGGCTCTTTTCTGACCTGTATAAATTTCTTCAGTTAGTCTCTTCTGCTTTTCATAAGCTTCATTTACAGATTCTACTGCTTTTGCTGCAGCCCTAGGATCGTCTTTAAACGTTTCTGATTTTGCTGTTGTACTAGATGATTTACCAAGCTTATCAACAATCTTTTCGACTAGCGTTTCAACTGCATTGTCTATATCTGCCATTTTTTTTAATTCCTCAACCACTTTATTATAATAAATAGTAGAAAAAGAAAAACCCAGCAGTTTGTTTGCTGGGCTTTCTTATTTTATTTAAGTCTTTCGTTTCGAGTCGTCTTGTAGCTGTTTTTCCTGTTCTTTTTGCTTTATTAATCTCTGAACCGTCCACTTTCTCATTCCAATTGGCATATTGTAAGTTTCTATTAGAGAATATCCACCATAATATTTTAAAGCGAACATTTCTTCGTAAATAGATTCTATATATTCCTTACTTAGACCAAAAGAAGCTTATTGTGAACGGAACCTCCAAGTCCGCAGTTTCTCTACAAACCGTACATACCACCTGAGAGGTTGTGGTAATATTTGGGAAGCAATCTGAATAAACATTTCTAAGAAGCTTAGAATCTCTTGCTGGCATATTAGTTATTGCTTCATAAATAGAAGTGCCATCAATAACACCATTAATACTAACAACATAAGATCTGATATTTTCAATCAAAGAGTTTTGATCAATATTATTCTTTTTCTTTGTTTCTAATATCTTCTGTAAATTATCTTGATCTGCTCCAGATAATGGCTTTATAACAACAACCCATTTAGTCACTGGCAACGTAACACTCAACAAACCATTGCTTAATAAAATAACACCATCTTTTTGAACTGGTTCTCTTATCTTTAAGAGAGTGTTTAAGTCAACAACTGAGTCAAACTGACTCAAACAAGCAGGACAATTTGCCTTTATTGGATATTCTGGGCCATACCCATTTATTCTTGCGGCCAATAATAAAGCATTTTTGTCTATAACAAGCAAAGATGCAGGGTCTATTGATTTATCTACGAATAATGACTGTAAAAGCTTTTCTAAAACAATTCCTCTTTCTAAAAAAGATTTATTAAATAATATATCTTCTTCCTTAGCTGTCATTTCTCGTAATTCAACAGTAGTTTTTCCATTTAGTGGGTGCCCACCAGGGTAAAAAACACCTTTTGAAGGTAAATCTACTAAATATGTAGGACTTATATAATTGAATGCAGAGTTTACTGATTCAAAACCAGTGTTCTGCATTCTTTCTTGATTGTTTCTCATATATTACCTTTCTTAGCGAGATGACCCAGCAACCCAGAAACGATCTCCACCAGTTATACCAGCTTTTGTTAGCTGCGCCCAGTCATATGCTACGGTCATTTTAACTTCTATTAAACCTTCTTGATCATAAGCTAGTGTACCACCAAAATCAACATTTTTAATCAAAGGATTTGTTAAAGTCCACTCTTCGATAACAGCGCCTTCTGCATCTACTTGTCTTATGAAGACTGCTCCAATCGCGTTAGTTGATTTTAGCTTAGAAATCGTAGAAAGACCACCCGGACCAGTTGGTGCTGCATTTGGTGGGTTATAACCAGAGTCTTTAACGATTTTTGCAAGTGCTGCTACTGAGTCTGGGTTAAATGGATCGACTAGAACTATGTCGATGTCATTCCACTTAACACTTCCTGGATATTTATAATTGTGACCAAAGTATTTATGATCTGTTATAGATATTTCAGCGGTTGGCTTAGTAACTGATTTAACCATCCAACCAGAACTAAAGTTCTTAGCCATACTAAAAACCCATCTATATTGTCTTTTTGGTTCTACTGCTGGATTATTCCAAAAACTCATTTATTTTTCCTCGTTTATCTTTAAATAGTGTTGTATTGACTTTTTAATCGTTAAAACTTGCGCCTGTATTTGTGATAGTGAAATCTAGAGCAATGAATTCTATTGAGCGTGTTGGCTTTAGGAATATTTTTGCATACAAGATATTTCTGTCAACAAGTTCAGCAGTAGTAGTTGTTTCATCTAGAATAACTCTGAATTCTTCCAAACCTAATCTTGATTGAACTGAGGTTAGGAATGGATTAATACGTCCCAAGAAGCGATCCCAAGTAACTTGTGTGTTTGGATCGAATAGAAGAGTAACTGAAATTTTGCTTACTTCTTTCTTTAAGAAGTTCATCAATCTACGAACATTTATTCTGTCCAATGCGCTTGGAGTAACTTGAAGTGTCTTCTGGCCAAAGATTACTATACCTTCAGATGGGAAGCTTGCGATTGGGTTAATATTTGATTCATATAGTGAATCTCTTTCTTTAGAATTTAGTTTCTGTGAAACACCAATTACTGATAAACCACCAGCTTGTGTTTCTGACAAACCACCTCTTGTGAAGCCAGCTGGAGCGAACCATACTTCTGATGTTTTCTTTGTAGAGCCAAATGTTCCCAAAGCAACAACTGAAGGCGGCATCCAAACTGTATTTGAGCTGTGACGATCCCTTACAAGTACCCATGGGAAGAAAGCACAACCATATGAACTGTTTAGGGCTAATGTATTTTTTACATAGTCAACTGCAGTAGCAACAACTGGCTTACGGCTAGATTCTGCAGATGTATTTTCTGTACTTGGGATATAATCTCCTTGTACGTCTACTATAGCGATAGCATCGCCTCTTGATTCGCAAGCAGCAATCATTTTATTGTGAATGCTTGTGTTTTTTACGCCAGGTACAACTAGTGCATCCATCTCAACAACTTCTGGATCTGTTACCGCGTCAACTGCAACGTTGATTGAGTTAATTGCGTAGCTTGTTGTTTCATCTGATGTAGAAACAAGTGCTCTTGTATTGTTAAACGGTTCTTTTTCGGTAATATCTAAGCCTTCAAACCCGCCAGCTAGTGGCATAGTGAATTTATTAAAGCTATTTAGAAGAGTATTTAAAGTTTGTGAGCCGGTAATTCTAGAAGTGATTGAAAGTCCGCTTGCTCTGTGGCCTTCTGTCCAAGAAGCTTCACGATAGCGTGTTGAACTTCCATCTGCTAATGAACCACTAATATCGTCTAGTGAGAATACGAATGCATATTTTTTAACTGCATCTGGGATGCTAACAGCTTTTGTTCTAAGATATTCTGGTATTTGTTTATTAAATTGTTTAGTTGAGCTTACAGTTGTTTTCATACCCCAATAAATGCTTTCTGGTCTTGTTAGATAATAATTTCCAGAACTTGTTGTTACAGTTGGTAGGGTTGGGAATGTTAAACTTGAAGTGAATGCAGCAGTTGCAAGAATACCGCTTGAGCTTGAAATGCCTCCTACGCCTTGCCAGAAGTTTGTAGAAAGAATGCTGTTTGCACTTGATACAGAAGCTGGGGTGTTTGCATCTCCAGAAACAGTTACTGTTTTAAATGTTTCTGGACCATAGAAACCAAATGGAACTAAATCTTGGTCAACGGCACCAGCTTCAACGTCAGCGTTTACTTCTACTCTAACATATCTAGACTTATTTTCATATGTTCCATATTCTTTAAAGCGTCTATTTTCATAATCCCATTCTGTATTCTTGTCGCCAATCTTCTTAGCAATATAATTTGCAGAAGCAGGATCTAGATTGCATTGGTCAAATCTTTCTAATATAATTGGTTGGTCGTCAACATCATTCATAGCACGGATTACAACAGAGAATGAACCAAATGGACTATAAGTATTTGTTGAGATTTTAATATCTTGTATTGAAATCTTTACGTTCTTCTGTGACCATTCATCTTCAGATAATGTGTGTAGTTTGAATAGATTTTGTGTTGGATAGCCGTCTAGAGAAGTTGTATCTCTTGTCCAGCTTCCTGAAACGCCCTTATGTTGGCCAAAAACCCATCCAGAAGAAGCCTTTTGCGCTCCTTTTTTGAAATTACTTGCGTTTACTGATCCACTTGCTAGTGGGATTATTATAGCAGCGTGGTTACCGGAACCACCGATAATTTCTCTTTCAAATGTTTCACCAAGCCAATAAGTTTCTGGACTTGTTGTTATAGAGTCGTTTACTTTTGTTGGATTGGTGTTCAAAACATTTCTAATGAAGAGTTTTGAGCTTTCATCAAAGTTTACAACGCTTGTTGCTGTACCATTTGTATCTGTAACTAAAATCTTAAATTCTTTTGAAGTAGGCTCAGAGCTTTTAACCCAAACACCAGCGCGTCCAACAACATCTGTGCCGTTTAATGCAGAGCCGCTCAAAGCCATAGATGCTTCATCTGCATAAAAGATTGCTGCTAGTTTTGCAGAACCTGAAACGGTTGTACCACTCATTGCAGAAATGAACAGACCATACGCACCACCGTTTGTTGCTGCGGTAGAGCCACTTGTATTTGTTGTAGCCCAACCAGCTTTACCAGCTGTTGTTGCATCTGGATTTTCAAATCCACCAAGACGAACGAAAGTTACTGGGCCTGCATTTTTTAGATATGCTTCAGCAGCAAACGCTCCGTAGGTTGGAGCTAATTTATTACCTTCACGCCATACGTCTGCGTTTGTATTACCAGCAACAGGTAGACCAAAAAGTTGTTCAAATTCTGAAAATGACTGTACTTTTACAGGTCTCATCATCGGTCCTTTTAAGGAACGACCAATTACTACTGGGCCTATATCTGGGGAATCTTTTGGTAGTTGTGATTCATCAATTTCATTGACAAAAACACCTGGAGATACGAACTTAAAGCTATTAACTGACATTTATTTTTCTCCTTGGGAGTAGTTCTAAAAAGTATTTTTTTACTACTTATTATTTAATATAAATAGTAGAAAAGCAATCCAAATGACAGATTACTTTGCGTTGAAAAGGCTTTCTCTTGCCTTTATACATTTTGCTATTATTTCGAATTTATGGTCTACTTGACCGAATAAAGTTCTTGCTTCATTTAGACTTACTATCTCATAAAAAGTCTCGCCGTATAGAATAAAATCACCTTCTCTAACAAATAAATCCTGGTCTTCTGTTAATCTTCTTCTATGAAAGTTGACAGTAAGAGAAGTGCGCCTATCAATTCCAAAAACGTCATTTTCTGTTTTAGAACCTTCCCATTCTACTAACGCTAGAACTCTTACAGGCGCCATAAATGTTTTTTGAACACATTCGCCGTAAACAGGATGAAAATTACTATTTTCTCTACTAATTGGATAATAAACTATTGTTTGTCCAACAATTCTTTCAATAATCTCATCATTTAACTGTTTGACAAGATTTCTCTCTTTTTCACCAAGAAAAAGTGGTGCTGGTGGATTTGGCAGAGGAATCGCTGCAACATTTTCGCTTTTTTTACGTCTAGCCATAAATTAACTCCTAAGATTATCCACAAAATATTAAATTTGGTATGTAAGATTGCACTTTACTTGCATCTTCCATCATTTTAGCGCTATCTTCGCCTATTTTTTTGTATTCCATGTCGCCTAATAGTGTTTTTAATTCATCTCTAAGAGTTTTTTGTTCTTCTTTAGACTCGGATAACAATTTATCACCATTTAGCGTTATGTTTTGGCCTGGAATTGGAACAGCAGTGAACTTACTACGCACTTGTCCAAGCATTTCTTTGCATATTGCCAAAGCAAAACGTCTAATCCATTGCTTTCCTATACTATTGATCTTATCAAATGGTAAATTCTGGAACGGGATAGTGTTCATATTGTTTATACCATTGATTCCACTAGCAATGTTAGGGCTTGATTCTATAAAAGAATCTGATGGAACACTAAATTCAACCCAGAATTTCACTGGGCTTGATCCATTTGGCACTGGGAATAACCTAAGTTTATTATTTCTAATTTGGAATGACCAGTCAGAAACTCTAGTCTTTATTGCGTCTTCATAGGCCATCGCTTGAAGCTTATTTTGCCAAGTTGGTATGATTTCAAACGTGCTATCATCAGCATACTGGCCATATGTTGACAAATTACCAACAACGTTCAGGCCGCCAAAGTAACCATAGAAGTTCCAAGATGCCCCAGGAGTTTTATAATATACTTTTCTTATAACAACTCTTTTGTTATCAACTCCCCAATTATTTGCTCCACTAGCACCGCTTATAATACTTTGTAGATCATAGTCTTGTACGCTTGGCTCACTATTAAACGAAGCTGAGTATATAGGCTCATTTCCGTTTAGTAAAGCCTCAGTGCTAACGCCCAAAGCAATATTCTTTGCATATGTAAAAGAAGTTTTAGGAAATGCTAAGTTAGCGTTCAGCAAAGAAGTATTTGAACCAGTCAATTGACCATCACTATTGAAAGTACCAGTAGTTTGTCCAAGAACGAATGGAAGAGCGTTTTTTGATTGATGTAAATTAATAAGATATGAATACTCTAGTGCTGCTATTTCATAAGCAGCATGAACGTTGCCTTCTACTAGTTCAATATCTAATATATCGCCACCAAGCATCTTATAAACATAAGAAACTTGTTCTGCTGAACCACTCTTATAGGCATCTATTTGCTCTGTTGTCCAATACTCAGAGTTTATATAAACACCAAATGGTAAGCTTGTAGTGTTTACATTCTCTGTATTGCCAGTTATAGGAAGTATAACTGCACTCATTTGTGATGTTGGGCTAAAAGTTGGTAATGACATTTATTTTTAGTGTCCTCTGTAATTTGCAGTTATTATTCTTGATCCTATCTTTAAAGCTGTTGGATCAAATATACCATTTCCAACGGCCAACCATGTATGAGCAATTGGTCCATTTTCTGACCAATATACGCCATTTCTTATAGAATTCTTGACGCCTTCCGAATCTAAGGTTTTATGCCACCAATCACATACATTTTTTGAATTGTCTAGCATATTTTTATTAGATTTTTCGTATTGCATAAATATTTTATTAGCATGCTTATATAAAATTTGTTCTTCATAGTCCGTAAGACCATCGTGATACCAGAATATATCAGGATCAACACCCGGTGATTCTTTTAATGGCTTCTTCTTTTTAAAACGATCTTTCCACTTCTTCATAGCAGTGTTATAGCCAGAACGAACGTCTAAGCCTCTTTCTTTGTTTAATCTTATTAATACTTCTTTTGTAACAGAAATAAGCATGTTTACATCTGCTAATGCACTGTGCCAATTTTTGTTTTCAATATTAAAAGCCTTTGCTATGCCGCCTAACGTAAAAGATACTTTTCCTTTTGGACTTAATTTTTGTATGATGCCTTCTGCATCCGCTACTAACAGTAAAGGATAATAAAAAGTTTGTACTAACTCTAGTGTATCAAATGTTTTGAAGTTAATATCTGTAATATTATATTTCTTTGATCTAACTGATACGAATTTTCTATCAAACCTTGCGTTATGAGCTAACAATATGACTTCTTTTTTAGAATTTATCCCATTTAGAAAGGCCACGAAGTTCTTTAGTGCCTCATCCTCTGGAACAGTTTGTGCGCCATTATCTGTAAAGTATTGATTCATCTGGAGTATTTCTTCAACACTTTTATCGCCAGCAATACCAGGTTGTGTTCTTTGTTTTTCTGTTTCTGGTGTGAGTTTGCACTTTTGATGAAACTGACCGATAATAGCACTTTTGCCTTCAATAAAATTTGCATCAACTGCAATGGCTGCAATTTCTGTTATCTGAGAATTATCAGGATTTAAATGAGAAGTTTCTGTGTCAAAGAAAACCCAAGCTTTATCTTTTTGATTGTCTAGAACTTTCAAAAGATTATTAATTGTTAGCGCAGATTGTTCTATTGTTTCAGACAGAATCTTAACTTTTAATTGTTTCTTACTTTCATTTAATTCTGCTAATTCGTCTTTTGACCAACCAGCAAATACTCTTGCCATGTGATAATCTTGTAGCTCCTTTGGCAACCTTAGAACTAATTTTTTTGCTAATTTATCTGGCATATTTCCAAGATTGTTATAAATAAAATTTAATTTAATTGCTATAGGTAGAACGTCAATAATATCAAATATGTCTTGCTCTGTAAGGAATTGCCATTTTAAAAGATTAGGCAAGTTAAATGCTGCAAAGCTTTTTGACACAGCTGCTGCTAGTAAATGTGTTTTATAATCACTTCTTGGGAGTGCTTGAGCAACAAAATTGAATAAATATTCCGCATCTCTAAAATATTCTTCACCTAAAATATCAATTGGAATTTCTTTTTTTAATAAATCTACGAATGCTTTAGAACTAACTGGTATATCTGATATTTTATTTTTTGGATATTTTTTAAAAAAATCTAGTTGTAACAATACCAAGCATAATTCACCAAGTTTTGTATCTGTTACTCTTTTATCTTCTTTATTCATAAATTGCTTATGAATAAATGAAAATTGATATTTTTCAGATGGATCATTTTTGTTTATAAAAATAACCAATGGGCTTTCTTTATCATAATAACTATTAAAGTAGTTAAGCCCAGGAGCTGCAGTACACCAATCTGTACCTTTGCCTAATTCGCAAGCTGCGCCTTTATTGTGAGCAATAAACACTTTGTATTCATCTGTTTCGCCAAGAACCTCTGTACCAGCAGATGCATTTTTATTTTCTTGTTTCTCAAGATATTTTTTATATTCTGGTTCAGCCAGCGAGTTAGCTAGCATCAAAGTTCTAAAACTATCAATTTTTTGAACAAGTCCTTTGTATTCTGGTGTGTGAAAATTATAAAATCTAAAATATTTTTCTAAAAATGCAGTAACATGTCTAGGTAGATGGTAACTATCAAAATAGTGTATTAATGTATTTTTATCACTACTAAATAATACTTTTTTTAACCAAAATATGCACTCTGCTTTTTGCCCATCAGTTAAATCTGCTGGAACTAAACCGTTAATAAGATTTCTGATGTCGATGACAAAACTATCATATCTATACTTATAGTATGACTTGATGCCATCAGATAGCTCTGTATTAAAAAAATGAAATACTGTTTTTTTAAATTTCTCAGAATTAAGAGTTTCTAGAGCGTCTTTGTGCGAAACTTCTGTAATTAAAGGCTTATTAATACTGCTTGGTTTTATTCGTAGAATCATATACATAAGTAGTTTTTAAGATTATTTAAAGTAAATTTGTATATAATAAATAAAAAGGTCGCTGTCAAGTGCGACAGCGACCTTTCTACTATTTATTTAATTAGCTGATTAGCCTAATAGATTTTGGACAACTACCAAACCATACATATCCGGTCTAACCATTGTCTTACCATATCTGGTCATAACAGCCTTACGTGGAACGAAGGTGTCTGGATCAAAGATGGTTGGTGTGCTTTGTAGTGGAACATAAGGAGCGTATACATAACCGCTTTCTAGGAATGAACCACCCTTGCGACCAACAAGGATTACGTTACGGTGGAAGTATGGGTGAACGATGATATCCCATTTCTTGTTTAGATCACCGACTTTAACTGCTCCGACAGTGCCTTTTTCTGCATCTGCTGTAACTGAAGCGCGGAATCCAGAAGTAAATTCTAGAACGTTAGCAACTTCTGGTCCACAGACTAGGAAGTTAGCACCACCGCGTAGTGTCTTACGGTGAATGTTAGCTGACACATCGTTGATGGTTTCAACTAGAGTTTCATACCACATTGAAACGTTACCAGTGAAGTCTGGAGAATAAGTACCTTCAATTGTAGCACCTGTATCGCGGTTTACGAATTTACCTGGACGACGTGACCAGTATTTAACACCGGCAGTTTGACCCTTAACTAGATCGTTAAGGATTTCTTGATCGATTTCTAGACCGATTTGCTCACTTAGCATTGATGTTAGTTCTACTTCTGCATCAAGGTTGTGGTAAGCATTTAGATCTTGACCAAGTTCTGGAGTCCATGAAGCCTTTAGTTTACGAGTACGAGCAGTGATTGAATAGCTGTCAACTTTTAGTTCAATTTCAGGAATGTCTGAAGTTCCTTCGAATGTCCATGGAGTTGTTCCTCTTAGAGCACCCAATGATGAAGCGCCTACTGCTTCGAGACCATCTTTGATTGGGTATGATAGAGCAACCATCTTTCCTGTACCAGCTACTGGAACTAGTGAAGGAGAAGAACCAGTTGTAGCAAGAACGATAACTAGTTTACCATTTGCCTTATCAACTTTAGCTAGACGACGAATTACAGTTAGTTCTTCGCCACCTGGAGTTACAACTGCGCCAGTATAGCTACCTGATGCATTGCTTGCAGCTCCTGAAACAAGTGATAGAGACACAGCGAATACGTCTTGTTCAGCAATTAATGAACCGTATGTTAGTGAAGATAGCGGAACAGAAACAACTGATGCAGATAGATAAGTTGATGAATTAACTAGATCTGGGTCATGACGGATAGCTGCTAGTTGAGCTGCAGTACCATCAGCAACTAGGAACGCTGCATTTTCTGTAGTGAATGAAGACGCAGTTAGAACGTTATACCAACGTGAGGTATTATAACCATTTGCAAGGTTATAGAAGCCTTTTTCGGCGTGTTCAACACCGTCAACACGAATACCACCAGTGATTTCTACGCCTAGACGATCACCGAAGAATGATGAATCTTCTGAGAAGACTTTATCATCGGTGTTACCAATACCAGTTCCACGCTTGAAATCCATGAAGAATACTAGTCCTGATGGAAGGCTCATTGGTTGAACTGAAACTAGATCGTTGGCGATAAGACCAGCGAATACTCTGCGAACGATTGGGAAAGCTACTGCGGCAAACCCTTGAACGTCGCCTGCAGCCATTGTAGTTGATTCTTTCAATAGCTCTTTAGCTTGGTTCTCAAGAAGAACAGCCATTGTGCTTTTTTGACGTGATGTTTTTAGACCTTCTAGAAGCCCTGAAGACTCCCATTTTGAAACAACCGCAGCTGTTTCCTTTAACATATTGCGTTCTACGACGCCTTCTGTTAGTTTTTCTAGTATAGAACTCATTTGTTTAAAATCTCCTGTGATTTTTGTTATTTGATGCCAGCAAGAATTTTCATTCTATCTGCAAAGTCTGGCTCTGCAGCTGGTTTCTTGCGTGTTAAGAATGGGCTTTGATTTCTGTTAACCGCTTCGCTTAGTGATTCTCTCTGTTTCACATCGGAAACAGTCTGCACGCTGCTTTGAAGGGCATTATAAATCGTTTTAGCCTCTATAACACTTGTTGCTTTGGAAATGTTTTCAACAATATGAGATTTTTGTCGCTCATTCAGAGAGCCATTTCCTAAAACTTTATTAGTATATAGTAATTTGGCGTTTGAAACGCTCAAATTTTCCATATTTTCTTTCAAGGACGTAAAGCCAGCTTGAAATACCTCTAGTTTTTCCATTAATTTAGCATTTATTTTTTTTGATTCTGCAAGTTCTTTTTTAAGGTCTGACAAATCTGCTGCTTCTTTGTTTCTAAGAGCTGTTGCTTCTTCGTCTCTTGCAGCCGCTAATTCAAGATTTCTTTGTTCTCTTTCATTAGCTTGAGTTGTTCCCATATAACCGTTTGGAACGCCAGGAACATTTAT